TCATATCAAGCTCTCGTCGGCTTCTAGTTTAAAAAATTCTTCATACTCACTTCCATCAATAATGAAAACGATTTTGTATTCACCAGTTGCTTTAAACGCTATGTTGTTTAGGTTTAAGTTAAAGTAGAAATTATCTTTCACATCGGGCATTGCGAATGGATTGTTGTCTGTAGTATAAAGGACTTCATCACTCTCAACTCTCACTAATCTAATTTCCATTGTGTGGCTTTGATTGGCAGCAATACCTGACGTAAGTACTGTCACAGCTAATGAAGCTGCCGTAGGAATATACTTACTTCTAAATACCAATACAGGGTTTATAATTAAGTTGTTTACTCCTGAACCGTCTTTTTGGGTTTCCATAGCTTCTGATAGTATAATTTTAACCTTTATGTTGCTCATTTTACCCCTCCTTTAAACTCTTTAATTATATACACAGTCTTTTTTTTTTACAATACAGAACGTTTGTTTCCTAATGGTTTCATCAGTAGATTTATACCAAAAAAGCCCTAACTCAATTAAGAGCTAGGGCTTTAATCTGCCTATTTAAACGTACCGAACGCCTTACCTGTTTTAACGTCACGAGAACACGCATAACCTCGCTTACCGTTGTTTCGGATATAAGATACCCAAACATAGCCATCTGACTTAACATAGCTGTCATAGATAACTGACTCGCCTTTACCTAGCGTAGCTTCTTGCTTCGCCTTAATTGTGGGCGTATGTTTGATTGCAACAGCTGTATTAGGATAGAACGTGCCTTTTTCAGCCACACGCTTAATTTCCTGTGGTTTAACAGGTGGCTTAGGTTTTGCGGGAGGTTTAATTGATGCAGGTGGTTTAGGAGTTGTCACACCCATATATTTATTAATCTGTGCGATAAAGTAGTCCTTAACGCTGTTAATTGACTTGCCATGCAATTCCCAAGAACGATGTGGACATGCAGTTGCTACAAATTCACGATGCAAACGGACTGTATCTCGATTAGCTTTCAATCCATAAAATTTAAGATCTTCAGCAACTTGTTTAAATGTCGCTTGTTCGTTTGCAAGGAAATCTTTATCACTTGCACCTAATGACTGACACACTTCGTAACCGATGTAATACGCATTACCGTCAGCGTTAGCTGTATGCCATGCTTTATTGAATGTATCTTCCACACGTGCAACGGTGTTGCGGTTAATGTAGTAATTAGCAAAACCGTTTTCAAGTTGCTCGTTAGTCATTGCTTGTAATCGTGTGACGTACGATTCAGGAGTTGCACCAACAGCCCCTGCATCATTATGAATTACCACACCTTTAACATTCCCAACTCGTTTACCTGCGACGCCTCTGCATACTGATTTATTAATTACTTTCACCATATTATTTACCCCCTCTAGGATTATCGTATTTTTGAGCTTGTTCGCTGTCAGTTGCACCTGTGGTAGTCGGGTCTACAACTATACCTAGTAACACAAGAACACTGAAAACAGCGCCTACAATGTCTAACAGTTGTGATTGTAGCTGCGTGAAATCAAAGTCGATTCCAAACAAAATTAAAATTTTACTAATTAAAAAAAGGATTGCTGGTATGATAGCAACCCAAAATAGTTTTGACTTAATTCGTACTTTCCAATTGATGCCTAGATAATTTTTCATTTTTCTGCCACTCCTTTTTTCCATTCCTCTAAAACGGTGATACGCGTCTCATGGTTGTTTAAAACATTGTCATGTAGATTAACCTTTTTATTAAGTTGTTCTCTATCTTTTTCCGATTGTTTGAGATTGTTGTTTAGCAACTCTATTGATTGCGTAAGTGGTTGCACTGTTTGTTTTAGTGATTCAGAGTTTTCGCGTTGGATTCGCTCCGCCATTCTCTTGTCTGGATCAGATACCAATTTTTTGTATATCCAAATTAACGCCCCGCCTACAACTGTGATAGCTGTTACGAGTGATGCTATCCCTTTTAAGTACTCGTTTAAATCCATCCTTATCCCCCTTGTTTAGTTCAAAATTAAAAGCACATATTTAAATGTGCTTAATTGCTTAATAAGTTATTCAGCATCTTCTTGATCTTCAATTTCATATATTGCTTCTTTAAATTTTTCTATATCAGCTCTAACTGCTTCTTTGTTTGCTATATAAGCATCTTTTGAAGTAATTGAAGTTGTTACAGATGTTGGACCATCTGCTTCATTGCTGATATTTGCCGTCAACATAGCAATCACATCATCACCAATCATTACTGTACCTGTCACTGCAATTCTTTTATCGATTCTAATAGCCATATTATTCCCCCCCCTTATTTTCAATATCTTCTAATTTGTCTAACACCAAATCGTACAATTGCGCTTCTACACCACTTAAAAAAGCGTCTGATTCGTCAAGAGCGACAATCAAATGCTTTAAATGTGGTTCATATTCAGTTAAATCAATAACATTTTTTTCGTTTGCTAGTTCATTTTGCGCTATTACCGCTTCGGCTTGCTTACCTGGTAGCCACGAAACAAAAGTGTTACCTTCTTTTGTAGTTGTGACTAATTCTCCGCTATCATCAACTAAGCAGTATTCTTTTAATAATTCTTGTTCGTCCTTTGCGTAAGTTTCAAACTTAACTGATACTAATTTAACAAACTTGCTGACAGCACGAGAATTACGCCCTTTTGCTTTTACACCCATTAACATTTCAATCATTGGTTTTAATTCTGCATTGTAAAATTCTATTTTCATTATTTAATTCGCTCCTTTAATTTTTCTATTTCCATTTGATGGTCTTTGACAATTTGTAATAGCGGTACAACCAAGCGGTCATATTGAATACCCTCTACTTCTTTTGTTCCATCATCGTTTAACTCCCCATATGAAACAAACTCAGTTAAACCCGCCTCAACTAAATCTTCAGCAATTAAACCATGAATGCGCTCAACGGGTAATACTTCATCTTCCGGATTATCCCAATCAAACGTATCCTTGTTGTCCAACGCCCTTGCATACGTTTCTGTATTAGCTTTGTCATACCAAGTTTTGTGCTTTAATTTTAAGATATTCTTATAGTTGTCTGTTTTATCTTCCTCAATAGCCAACTTGTATTTAGAAGCTGATGTCGAACGCCCAATTGTTCCTAAATCTGTTATATACAAATTAGGTGCGCTAGAGTATGTCCTCCTGTATATAACATTCGACTGAACGAATGCACTTGTACTGTCGCTTGATAATAAAATGTGATCGCCGTCTTTTGCAGATAATCTTACGGTATTTGCTGATATAGCTACCTCCGATTTATTTCTTGAAGTATTTCCAATCTCTATACTAGCAAGTGATTTATAATTAAGGCTGCCATAACTATATAAATCGCCTGAGGACAAGTTAATCACTTGCCTAGAAAAAACATTCAAATAACCCTCTTTATTTCCCGATATAGCAGAACCTTGATTCACTGTCGAATTAGCTATATTTTTAACTGCATTAGAAGTTCCTAAAGAATAACCATCTTCTCCGATTAAAGCTAATCCACTTGCATCGAGAAGCCGCCATTTGTATGTTATAGTTCCATATTTCTTCGAATTCCCTATAGTTAGTTCTGGACTACTATTTAAAGTTATTTCACCTTTTGAAATTGTAAATCCACCATTACTATCGTACGATTCAACAATACCTTTAGTGACATCGATAGAAAATAGTTCATCTGCGCGTTTTATAATGCCTTTTTGAAAGGTTACTTCTCCTGAATTAAGATTAATCGCAAGATTCGCACCTGTTATAATACCAGCGCTTATATTGGAAGCGTTTAGGTTAACAACGTTTATCTTACCTGCATCAATCGTCCCAGCAGTTAGTTTGTTAGCTGATAAACTATCAATCATTGCGTTCTTAATAACAGCATTATCTATCTTAGTTTTACCGCTTATCCAAACGTTCTCACCTGCAATCACGATACCTTCAGTCGATATGTTTATTTGATTTATAATACCGTTCTTGTCTACTTTTAGGTTGATGTTGTCCGCTAGTTGTGAGATTTGTGACGATGCTTCTGCGTTGCTTAAAATGACTGTATCACCTTTTGTTGTAGGCGTATAATTATCTTTTAAATACACGATTTTCCATGTTTTTTTATCTGTGGAAATTTCTAATTTAACATCGAGATAATCTCTACCTGTCGCAACATATATCCACAATTTTAAAGAGCTTAATGTTTGATATATTTTTTTGAGGTCTATAATAAATGATACATCACCGTTTGCTGTCGCATATTTAGCATTATCATCACTTACACCGTCAGTCACATAAACTAAATTTGTCCATGCACCTTTTTCTGCTGTTGGCAAAATGTTCAGTGCGACGTTTTTATTGTCACTATCATTTACTTGTAACTCCAAAAGGTGATTTCCTGAGTTAACGCTATTTCCACTGCCTGAAAATCGCACATATCTCACATTTTCGTTATTTTGCAAAGATACTGTACTACTAATCAATTCCGCTGTCTGAGTTTTATTACTATCAAAGTCCGCGTTACTTACTTTACTAGCAACTACTTCAGCAAGTTGTGTGACCGTTGACGAGTCTGCTTTTGATTTAACTGCTGTTTGCAAGCCTGCTGTCGTTTGTTTAACCGAGCTTATAGCGCCTGTGTTGACATCTACCTTTTCAGACAATGCCTCTGCTTTATCAAACCCTTCTTGAGCTTTTTCGAGTGATTCGTCCGCTTTTTCTTGTGCTGCGTTTATCTTTCCATCAGCCACAATAAGTTGATTTTTTATATCTTCTGTCTCTTTTGTGCTGGAAATAAACTCCCACTGAACGCCATTCCAACGGTATTGCTCGACATATTTGCCGTTTTGTTTATACCAAACATCCCCTAAAGATGGATTCAGTGGTGCAGTGTTGCTAACGACTGTTTCCTTTATGTCTGTTAATGTTAATTCACTTCTTGTGATAATTGCCATGTAAACAACCCCTTCTTAATATTTAATTTGACGGTCAATACCTGCGCCAAATCGCACTAAATTTATTGTGCGTGTTTTACTATTTAATATCATCACGTCAAAACCATCTTCCAATCGTGTATTAACTGTCCTGTCTAATACAACACCTTCAGCACGTGCCAAACTGTCAATAATAGAAACGCAAGGCACTGTCATAGCAACGCTTGTGTAATCTTGATGATAGTGTCCGTTAAATATCGCACATACATCACGCTTGCCAGAAAAATTAACGGAGATGCTTGCTTTGTAATCTACAATATTTGATGTCATGTTAACATTTGTGCCGTTTTTGTAAGCTAATACAATCGCTTTTATGATGTCACCGTTTGGCTGTATAACTGCCGATGTGTTAAAAATACCTTGCAACGATTGATGTACCATAATAATCACTTTATAATCATTAGGTGTGTTTTTTAAAGCGTTGGCGAACCATGTGATTTGCGCTTGCTGAAAACCACCTTTATTTATAATCGGATATTTAACCTTACCGCCTACTAATATAAATGGAACATCAAACGAGTTGAGTATAAACATACGTGTTTTTTTATCTTTAATATCGTAGTAACCATAGCTTGATTTATCAGATTTATTTGTAACATACCCAAACGATTCGCTTTTTTTGCTTATTAAATCGTGCATTTCTGTGGGTGTAATCGTCTGTGTACCGTCATTTTCATAACGACTTTCGTCACCCCAGCTATTATTGTCGTGGTTACCATTGGCAATAAAATATGGAGTTGCAGACTTAGATAGCTCACTAACAGCCGCTTTAACGTTAGATGTAACGATTGCTTTCGTGCTGTGTCCATCTACCAAATCCCCTAAATGCACTAAGGCATCTGTGTTAATCTGATGCGTTAATTCAACGGCATTCGTAAAATGTGACATTGAACGTGCTTTTATATTATTGTCATTAACGCTGTCTGTCGCATAGTGAGTGTCTGTGATAATAGGAATCACTACGCAATTATTATCAGCAATCGCATCTACACGCATAATAACGCTGTCAATCTCACGTTTAAAAAAGTCTGCTGATATATAGACGTAACCATCTAATACTAATTTAGCCCTAAATACGGCTTTTTGTTGTAATTCAATCGCAGCTACAGTTATCACATTACCGACATTTTTATTAGCTCGCTCCCAATTTAAATCATGCGAGCCGTCAGCGTTGATTTTCTCCCACACGAGTTGATTAGGCTCAACGTTATACACTCGATTCCCTTTAAACACACGTGCGATGATTGTTGTATCACCTGCGCCGTTTTTAAAGCTCGTACCGTTCGTAGTAGATAATTCGATACGGTAAGGGTCTTTATTTTGACCGTTATTTATTTGGTCCTGCAATTTTCCGATTAAATCGGGTGTGACAGTCGTGATTGTATTGTACTCGCCTAATATGATTTTATTTTTGGTTGGGTCTGCTTCGGATATTTCCTTTTGCACAACTCTACTGATGACAGTTAAAATAGGCGACATTTCAAAGTCAACGACTTGTAACGTGTCACCTAAATCTGCATCAAAGTTAAGTTCTGCGACATCAATCGTATAGTTGTATTTCGGATGATTATAAAACTTAAGTTGCTCTTCACCCCAATATTTAAGCCCTTGTGGATCTAATATTGTTTCGTGTTTTACAAAGCCTTCTAAATATTTATTGCCGCCATTCCAGGTATCATTCGCAGCATCATCAACAATGAACAATTTGCCATCATTTGCATTTGCAATTGTGGCTGATTCGCCACTAGCTAAATTTCCACCAAATACATATAACTTTGTGTACATTTCAGTGTCGCTACCTGTCCGATTGATGCCAACCACATTGCGACCGTATTCGATTCTTCGCCCTGTTTTTTCTCCTAATTCGTCATGGATTTCAATGACTTTATTAAATACTTTCCCGTTGCGTATCTGTACATACGCACGCATTTCTTTTTCGTAATCTTTATTGAGAGTATCAATCCAGCTCATTGCGTTACTGTTATTATCAATCTCATATGTTTTAAAATCACCATCTGAATCAACGTCAGCAATCCAGCCACTACGTTGTAAAACGTAATTATATGCAATAGTTGCTGATGCGTTTTTTAGCGTGTCTTTAGTTGGTACTGTTTTATTTAAATCCCACGCGCACAAATTGATAGCTGACACTTTTTTCATATGCGTACGACCGACAGCAATGTCTTCCCACTCATTGATTCTAAACGCATACCAGCGACCATTTTCGTATTCTTTCAACAGATGATAACCTTCTGTCATCATGTCCGTTTCCACAAAACCATAAGGAACAGATATTTCTAGCGTATCTGTCCAAACTTTACCTTGTTCGTCTGCGATTTTAACAACTCTTAGATCATCAAAAAAAGCACAACCCCCGTCTAGCGAGAGCGTGCCTGTTATTTTTAAATTTTTATCTGCAATTAAATACACAATGTGCCTCCTTCCTAATCCCGTGTAGGTCTATAATCTAACAACCACGTGGCTGTTGGTACATGCTCGTTATATGCTGTCGCAACTGTCCCGATTTCCAGTTTCATTCGAATAGTCAGCGCTTTTTTTGCATATACTTTGCAGTAATAAGCGTTAGCAGGTACAACAATAGTTGCTGATTTAATCGTATTTGCATACTCTGTATAACTGATAAACGTTTTACTTTTTGTGTAAAAGAAAATCCGTCGCGCGCTGTCGCTATCTGTATTCAATATGCTGAAAGTTAAGTTTTGCGCTGGTACACAAGCTATCCACGTGGATGACCTGTCTATAGTATCATTGCTACTACTCATGAGCTTGCCAGTTGATGCCTGTAGGTAACCAACATCAAAAGTTGATTCGTTGACGAGGTTATCACTATCTATTCTTAAATTGCTAGGTTTAGGAAATAAATTGTACTCAATCGGTACGCCTCCTGTAAATTTAGGGAATCGAGAGCCAATATAAAAGTTGTCCATAAACGGCTCACCGTTTTTATAAAAACAACCGTCCTCTGAATCAATTCTTAGTTCTTCGCCAGCACGTGCAATAATTTCTTGTTTTGATGTTATGCCATTGCCACCGTTTAAAATGTTCCAAACTTTAACATCCGTTATTGCTAATGTGTTAACAGTATATTTTGTCGGAGGATTAGCTCTATCTTCCGCTATGTCTGCTTTTGCTAGGAAAAATGCAATCCCTGCCAGTTTTTTATTGTAAGTATTTTTAGTATCTGTAAAGGTTGTGGTGATTGGCTTGCTCCAAGCGTTACCAGCATTGTTAGCCTTTAATTTCATGACGCTGAATGTATACTTATTTCCAATTTTCAAAACATCAAGATAGCCGTAAAAATCAGTAAACGTCGATGTTGCTGTGGACGATGGAACACTGATTGTTTTATAGACAACTTCTGTTTTTTTCTTTTTATTGACAGTTACCGTTTTTGTGCCATTTTTAGTTTTAACTTTAATCGTTGTTACTTTTCCTTTTTTAACAGTACCTGGACTGTTGTAAACGTATTTAAAGTTACTTCCACTTTCCACACTGAAGACGATATACGGGTCTTTACCGTCGGATTTATCATTCAGTGCAACTTTTCCGATTCTTGCACCATTCGCATCAAGCAAATAAAATTCTGCTGCGCCTCGTGAACGTGCATAGTGTTGTAAGTTACACAATCGTACTCTTACACGATAATCTTCACATTCTTGTCCTAAATATTGCTGAAAAGCTGGTCCATGATAGCCCGCCATATTTTCACCGAAACTTTTAACTTGGATGCCATCGTTATATATTTTTAAGCTGCCCGATGCAGTTCCATCTAGCTTAAAAGTAACGTCAGCGTTTTCAAGAGTTGTCCAGGGAACGGTCGTTGAGCATTTATCATCTAAAATTAACGGCTCGTTATTGACTGGCGTTTCACCTTGCATAAAATCAACATCATTGCCGATATACGCCCATTCGCCGTTATCATCCACAATCGCTAACTTTGTGATGTCTGTATCCGGTATACAAGTAAAAACAGGCTTAACATCCGAATACCCGTCAGCTGTAATAGTAACAGGATTTTCTCTGATTTCTTGAGTTATCATTTTGCCATACTGATGCGGATCAGATGCCTCAAATGTGATTGTAAAAGAAAAATCACACGTTGCTTTAGCAAGTCTTGTTGACTTACTTATATCCACAAGAGAAACATACATCTCCCAATCCATCGATGTTGTAAATTTTAACGACACTGCATTTGTTGTAAATGGTCTTAAGACATTCGCAATATAAGCCTCTTTTTCTGCTCGTTCACTTTCATTTTGTGCTAAACAGACACATTCCAATATAATATTTTTAGAGCCGATTGACGTCCCTTGTGATATAGCACCAGTCATACCAGGCACATCTTGCGAAGATGCAGAAAGAGAACCCATGAAAGAGTTCTCAACATCCTCTAAAATTATTCCTAAATCATCGTAACTATCGAGCGTATCTAAAATAAATCGCTTCATTAATTCGTCACTCCTTTAAAAAAGTTGCGTGTTGTATCTTTTGATTGTTGTTGTTTTGTGATTGCAGGCTCTAATTTTTTGCTATCAAGATAGGTGTTATTATCTTTATTAACAAGTTTCATCAACAATGCATTTTGCTGCGTTAATAATGCGACTAACTCGCTGTTGTCGTTTTTCTGATTATTGACAACAACAGTACCACCATCTTCATCACCTAGAACATTTTTAACTTGTTTTAAAAGTTGCATTGCTCTGCTGCGTTTCGATGGGTGTAAAGGTATAATTGCTTCGGCTCGATTACCTTCAGCAATTTGTGCTACTTGGTGTTGACTAACAATGCCACCATTTGCGTACCCATGACCTTTACCAATTACACCTAACATACCTGCTGCGCCGTATCTTGACTTAGCATAATTAATACCTGCTAAAAGACTATGCAGACCATTAAGGCGATTGTTATATCCTGGAAACTTGTACGCTTCAAATGTTGTGCCAATTACCTGAACTAAACCTTTAGCTAAGTCACCAGTTTTATTATTAATATCACCAATGTTCCCTTGAACAGCTCGTGGATTTCCGCCCGATTCAGACTGAATTTGACGTAACCAGGCATTCACATAGGCAGGAGTAACTGGCAAGTGATTCATTGCTAACGCACGTTTTACGGTACCTGCCCATCTTGTAACACCTGCTCCGCTCGGCTCTTCTCCACCCATGCCATCAAACAGTTTTTTCAACCAGTTGCTTTGATTCTCAGCGTGCTTTTCCGCACCATTACCAATGTTTACTCCCGAATCGCCCTTAAAAGACGTCTGAGAAAACGCACTCGAGGTTAATTTCTTCCACAATTCGGCGGGTTTGTCGAAAAAGCCCATAATGTCTTCAATTTTGCTGCTAAACCAATCTTTGACTGATGCACCTGTACCTTTTGCATACATAGGAGCGATGCCGAAGTTTTTAAACTTCTTAAATATATCTTCAGTCTGTTCACCACTAAAAACTTGCGACCCTTTCGGTAAATGGGTGAGTGTGGGAGTATCTGGCGAAAGTGCCATATTACCGTTAGCATATTGAATTAACTCTTGTTTACCACCATCACCAACCCAAGCTGTTTCTGCAGCTGCTAAAGCACCGTTTGTACCTGTAGCCCACGCATTGAATTTTAGTAACGGTAACTTGCCATTTCCACCTAAAGAGCTTGTTAAATCGTTAGCTCCTCCAACAATTCCATTAAAATTGCCAATAACACCTTTGCCTATTTCAGCAGATGCATCTAAAGGTTTATTTTTCTTGTTAAGAAGTCCTTTGCCTAATTCAGTAGAACCTGCTTGACCTTTAGCATAAGCCCATGGGTCAAATGTTAAGTTCTTTTGTATTCCTGTTTTTATGTTTAATGCTTTTGAATCTGTATATGCTTTTTTGCTTTGCATACCATTAGCTAAACTATTAATTGTTTGCTTACCTTGGTAGTCCAAGTTTATATTAGCTTTATTGCGCATCAAACCTTGATACCCTTTCATAAAGGTATCGACATTAATTTTACCGCTAGTGTAAGCTTTGACTAGGGAATCCATCGTAAACTTACCTTGACTACCTAAATCTACCTTTGCACCCTTTTTAATAACGCCAGAGATATTATCCATAGCTTCTTTTGCACCAGGTAACCCAAGTTGAATACCGACTTTCAGTGTAGCCATTGAATCCGCTGATAACTTGCTAATATCTTTACTAAAGATACTATCTAAAGTAGTTTTATATTTTTCACTTAAAACACCTAAGTCAGTTATACCCACACTCATGCCAGATTTAAAAGTTGCTAAATCCGCTTTACTCCATGAAGATAAATCTTTCTTGAATATATTTTTAAGTTGTCCATCGTATTTGGCTTTAAGTTCCGCTTCGTCAATCTGACCAGATTTCAAACCTGCATTTAGAGTAGCTACTTCTTGTTTCCCTAAATTTGTTAAATCTTTAGGGAATAGATCCATAACTTTTCCATTAAACGTACCTTTAATTTGGTCTAGTGTTAAAGCTCCTGCAAACAATCCTTCTCTTAAAGTAGCAACATTATTTTTACCAACTTCTGACAAATCTTTCCCTGCCATCGATTCAAGCTTTTGGCCAAAGAAAATTTTTGCCATTGCAGCACCTTCATCAGTTCCACTTTGGAAACTATCAAAAAATTCTTTGGCTGTTTTCTTACCGTAACGACCTAAATCAATTTTATTAGTTGTATCAGTTAAATCTAAACCCCACTTTTCAGCAGCTTTTTTAATTTCACCATCAGATTTAAGACCATCAAGATATGCATCTTTAGCAGCTATAGCTTGCTTATTAATCATCTGGCCAGTTGCAGTCATTTCGGATTCTAGTTTATCCCTGTCTTCTTTAGCATAACGAATAGCTTCTTCCACAGATGTGCCTATTTGCATGTAGTAATTACGTTGGTTAGATTCATATATTTCAAGATTTTCTTTTTGTTTATCAGTTAAATCCTTAGAAGATTTCATAACACCCTCGTTATGTTTCTTCGTAGCAGCTAACCAATCTTCTTGAGTTTTGTATATCTTCCCAGTTTGTTCATCCCAATACTGCACTTGGCCATCGCCATATTTTTGTGTAGCATCATCTAAAGTTTGTAATGTTTTCAAGTTAATGTTTTTCACGCTTTTCAATTTAGATGCCATATTAGATTGAGCTGTAATGTATTTTGCATTGGCCTTTTCTGTGCGTGATAATTTATCACCTTCTAAAGCAAACATAGCAGCTGCATATTCTTGCTGAGTAATGCGGTCCTCGTCTAGTTGTTTTTGCAAACTGTCACTAGATTTTTTGTAAGATTTATCGCTTTCTTTCAACGTTTTATCTTTAGCTTTTTTCAACTTGTTCATTTCTTCTATATAAGTCTTATTATCTAAATCACCTTTGCGCTTAGCCCATGAGTTCCCTAGATTTTCAAGATCATTATAATTTTTAGCGAACACGCTTGTCTTGTTTTCAATAAAAGATGTGTAGGTATCAAATTCTCGTTGTTGAGTAATACTCAACTTCTGTAAATTACCACCTACTTTATCTGTAAGCTCTTTAATTTTTCTTTGAGCTTCTTCTACTTGTTTAATCTCATCATCATAGCCACTATTAGAATTACGTTTTGCACCCGAAACGAATTTATCACTTTGAACACCACGACCTGCTCCGATTGAATCAAATACGGTGTTTGTTTCAGTTTTAAGGCTTTCTAATTGTGTTTTTACTTCACTAGCCATGCCTTGATAACTCTCAACAATCTTAGATGATATTGAAGCACCCTTTTCAGCAGATGCTGTTTCTAATGCTATGAGTTGAGTATTTGCTTCATCACGCATCGTAACAAAACTATTACCCGCTTTAGCTGTGGCATCCGATACATCCGAACCGAATAAACGTACATTTTCAGCAGTTTTTTCCTGTTCAGCTTTTTGTTTACTTAAAGCTTTAGCTCCCGCAATTGCCGCGACACTCAAACCAACAACTGCTGCAGTTGCTGCAATAGTTGGCAAACCCATAGATGCAATAACTGGCAATAATGATTTACTGGATTTAGCCATACCGCCAATTCCTATATCAGCTGCTTTAGCTTCTTTAGATGCTCCTGCCAAGGATGGAGTTAGAAAACCTAACCCTTTATTTAATTTTGCTAACCCACCCACTGCAACTGAAGATATTTTTTGAACTCCAGATATTCCTAATGCCAGTGGTCCAATAGCGGCTGCAGTACCTGCAACTACCATTGTAGTTTTCTTAGCGCCATCTGACATGTTATCAATACTATTAATAAAGTTAGTCACTTTTTCAGTCACATCAGAAATAACGGGAGCAAATGTTTTACCCATCGATATACCGAACGCCACAAAGTTGTTTTTCATTACTTTAATTTTCGATGCTGTTGTTTTATATCGTTCGTTTGCTTCGTTAGTTAACGCTGAATTTTCATCCCATGCTTTTGTGGAAATATCTAACGCTTTACCTAGCAACTTGCTATTACCTGCTAAACGTAGCATTGTATCAGATTCACGAATACCTTGAATACCAACATCTTTTAAGACATCATTAAGGTTTTCTCCATTTGAGGATGCTTTACCTAATCCCTCAACGTAGAGTTGCAATGCTTTTGCAGGGTCTTCTGAAAACAACTTAGCAAACTCATCACTTGTAACACCTGCGACACTTGCAAATGAATCTAATTTACGTTCACTCTTATCTAATTCTTGTGTGAATTTTTGAAGACCTTTACCATCGAGATTCTTTTCAGCTTCAGCAATCTTTTCAGCGTATCCACTATGAGATGCAACAACGTTCTGCATTTTTTTCAATGCCATACTCATTGCTGTACCGCCTGCTTCGGCTTCGATACCCACCGAACTCATAGCTGTTGCGAGTCCAACAACATCAGCTTCACTCATACCGATTTGATTACCAACACCTGCTAGGCGCATTGCCATAGATGATATTTCAGATTCTGTAGTTGCAAAGTTATTACCTAAATCAACAATCGAACTACCTAATCTATCAAACTTTGTTTGACTCATTTGCATGATATTTGCAAAACGTGCAAATTCAGTAGCAGCTTGTTCTTGTGTTAAGTTTGTGGATTCGCCTAAGTCAATAATTGTTCTGCTGAATTTCGCAATGTTTTCTCGTTCGATGCCTAACTGTCCTGCAGATTCTGCCACAGCGGCAATATCATTTGCTGATGCAGGTAATGCTTTTGACATATCAATAATAGTTTTACTGATTTCAGCGTATTGTTCTTCTGTCGCATCCACAGTTTTTCGAACACCTGCAAAAGCAGATTCATAATCGATAACTGCTTTAGTAGCACCTGCGAACCCTGCGACAATTGGTGTTGTGACACCTAATGTCATTTTACGACCAACAGCGGCAGATTTTTCACTCGCTGTTTCTAACTTTTTACTGTACGCTTCAAGCTCTTTGGAACGTTTTGTAAATGGTGAGTTTTCCACAGCTTGCGCTTTATTAAACTTATCCTGTGCCTTAGTTGCTCCATCAATACGTTTTGATAACGTGTTGAATGATTCAACCTCTTTATTGACTGCCTTTTCTGCATTATTTAATGCTTTGGGCATGTCTTGCAATTCTTTATTTAACTTAGTATATTCTTTCTGATTAGCTGAAACTTCTTTTTTAGCAGCTGCTAATTCAGTTTTATTAGCTGTTCCAGATTTCTTTAGATCATCATAACGTTTCTTAGATTCGGTGAGGACTCTATTAGATTTTTCAATCTCACCGTTTAACGATTTATTGCGTTCTTGCAACGTTTTATAGTCACCTTGCGTTTGTTTAACCATCTTAGACTGGACTTCCATTTTCTTAGTCAATCCAGTTATAACAGCTTCATATTTCTTTGTTGATTGTTCACCTTTATCAAACGCTGACAGGTTTGCTTTCATTTCTTGATTAACGTTACCTAATGTACGTTTAAGACCTGCCATGCCCTCGTCAACACCTTTTGTGTCCAATCCTAAGGCTATTTCCATACCTTTAATACGTTCAGTGTTACTCATTAAATACCTCCTAACTAACCGAGACGGTCAAGAAATTCATGCGCTGGTATAGCTTTTTGTTTTTTAGCTTTTTTGGTTTCTTTCTCTAAGACCAATGTCAGCAATCTTTCGTATGGCTGACTATCAACTTCGGTAACTGTCCATCCGTAACTCGTCATGCAATATCTACGAATGTCGTTCAAAGTTTCCACTTGTTCTTCGAGACTTATTTCTTCCCCTGGTCTTCTTCCTCTTCTTCGTCTGGTTCAAAGGATTCGGGAGATACAGCTTTCATGACATCTGTCAGTTGTTGTTCCCAGTTATCACGAGTTAATCCGTTCTTAATATCTGTGGGAGTGAGTTCCTCTGATGCGAACAACTCGGCAACATATTCAAGTTGCAAGTTGATTCCACCGAAAATACTCGGCTCTTCTTGTTCGGTTAATTTGCGAATTTTTGACTGTAAAATAAAAAAGTTCTCAATGTCCGCTAATGTTGCAACGCCACGAGAATAAGTTTTTTCTTTGCCTGTGTTGGCATCTGTAAGAGTTAATGTAATTTTTTCTGTCATGTTATCCATCCTTTATTCGTATTTTTAAAAAAATAAAAAAGAGTAGGTTTCCCCACTCTCTTCTTGTTTGCTATTCAGCTGTCTTAATAGTTACTGCACAAGTTGCCGTCTTAGTGCCAGCTTTAGCTGTAATTGTTGCTGTCCCAACTGCAATAGCTTTTACAGTACCGTCAGCTCCTACAGTTGCTATTTTCGCATCACTGGTTGTCCACACAACCGTTTTATCAGTTGCATTGGCAGGGGCTACTGTAGCTGTTAATTTTTCAGTTTCTCCAACATTTTTAGCTAATGTCGTTTTATTTAAAGTGACACCTGTTACCACGATAGGCAACGTTTCAAATGCAGGCACATCGACCTTTTCACTTTCTAACTCGCCAACTTTACGCGATAACGTAAAATCACCTTTTGCATATTTAGTTGCAGGCGTTAGCGCAGAAAGAGAAACCTCAATCTCTCCTTCTGCAACCTTTTCACCTGTTTTATTGTAAGCAATTAACATGTTTACACCTCATTCCTAATCTGCTGTTATTTTAGCTGTAGTTGTTCCCGCAACTACTTTTAGCCCTTTGGGCTTGTAACTGCTGTTTTAAATAAAGCTGTTTCAAATGCTGCTAACGCTTTAGCGCCTTTACCTTTACCAAATACGCGCGCTTCGCCATCGATTTGCTTAGTCACAAATTTACCTTTAAGTGCATCTGCTTCTAATTCTTTAGGGTCTTTTTCTTTTGTATTAGCTTTAACACTTTCAGTTGAGAATTTACCTTTAGGCAATCCGAAATACACATCGTTTCCTTGAGGGTCTTGAGATTGTGCAAGCAATGCAACATATGGTGCAATTGTGTTTTCGCCCGACCAAGAAATTCCATCTTCGCCTTCTACTTGACCTAACACCGCGTTTAATACTTCGTCTGGTAAGTCTAAAACTGACATATTAACATCAAGCTCCGTTGCACCTTGTGATAAAACGTAGTAAGCAACATCTGACCCGTATTGAGTAATAGGTTCAATATCAAAACCATTGATTTCAATATCTACTGTTGCACCTTTGTTAGTTTCACCGTTGATTGTAAATGTTTTTGTTACTTTATCATCTTCACCTAAAATACCGATTTTCACTTGTTTAAATCCGACTAATGACATAATTAATTCACTCCTATTTTCTGTTTTTTTGTATTTAAAAAGACACTCTATTGAGTGTCTAGTTGGTAACGGAATGGAATGCCTATATATCTCCGAGCATCCACATAGCGTTTTGTTCCATTAAAATATTCATCAAAACCATTCGTTTGTTGATATAAATTAATGTTTTCTAATTCTTTTCGTATTTCATTTTGCACAATTTTTACAACCTTACGATCATGCGATTGCACATCAATCTGATATAAATATTCTTCTGAATGGTTCGTATTGCCCCCATAATTAACTGGAACAGGAACGTCCATAGGAATAATTAACATGAATGGTTTGTCAGTTGCAGCAGTTTCTGGAAGTTCGTAGTAAAAAATACGACTTCCACACTGTGCTTTTATGACTTCATTAGTTTTTAATTTTTCATAGATTACACTTAGCATGTCTATCATAATTTTTTACTCAACTCCTCTTTCACTACTTTGAAATAAACACTTTCACTACTTCTCAATGACCTAGCAATAGCACCCACGCCTCGTGGGAGTATCTTTTTACCATTCTTCGTGTAACCAAACTCGTTCAAATGAATGAGCCTGTAGCGGTCCTTAGAACCTCTCCAATTGACAACAATTGTACGAACACCGTTTTTGTAAATGGGTTCATTGACAGTGATTTCATCTTTCGATGCACCAGTATCTTTAAAAGTGTCGAAATTCTTTTCTAATTCACTAACGAAAGGTTTTGAAGCTTGCGTTAATGCATTATCAACAATCACTAGCATTTCATCACGACCAAACATTTTAGAAAGTTGGTCCTCAACTTCTTTAATGCCTTTGATGTCCACACTCATGATTTCAACCCTAAAACTACGGTCACAAAATCATTGTTTGTGACATCGTGTCTTACATCAATTACATTGAAACGTTTACCTGTGTAGCGATAATCAAATATCTCCACAAAATGCTTGTTGGTGACTGTGTATTCACCCTTTGTATCACGTATAGTAATCGTCACAGCTTCTTTAGTCTCTACAGTGGATAACAACTCTAAATCTTTCATAGAGCTGTTATAAACCTCTGCAAAGCATGTAAATAAAGAAGCTTTTTCATAATCACCTGGTTCAGGACCAGAAGTACCATACTCATAAAACTCAACTGCCGTTCTTAACTTGCCAGAATGTACTTTCGGTGGATTATACTTTTGTTTCATCTGCAAAACCTCCCAAAACTGACTCCAATCCTACAGACGTGAGTTGAGAGCGAAAGTTTTCATCGAAAAATTCAACCGAATCATTATAAACATAACGAGAACGTTCAAGCACCAACTCAATGGCTCGATTGTTGTCTTCTAACGTAGCTAAACTACATTTATGTTTAATATCATCCACAGATGCTTTGATGATCATCAATAAATTAGCATCTTCAGCACTGTGAGAAATATGCATTCTATTTTTAAACTCAATTAACAATTCTTGCTCCATGAAATCCCTCCTTAATCAGCAGTTAAGACTGCACCATCAGTGTCAGCCTTTACTTTGATATTTAGAGGTGGCTTAGGGTTTCTCAACTTCTGTTTCGATTTTCAAGTCCCAAATTGCCGCAACTTTATCATCTTTAGCTTTACCATATGCAAATTGTTTTGCAGTGTATAAGTCTAAATCTTCTAAAGCGAGTGTTTGGTCATATTTTTGGATATTTACACCACCTGCTACATAAGCATCGTAACGTTCTGCAACGTATGAGATAGCTTTTTTAGCTGGAACAAATACTGATTCCAAGATTGTTAAGTTGAAAGGCATAGCAGTCACATAAACGCCGTTTGCGTTAAGGTGAGTGTATTGAGTGCGCACATCCCAAGCATCGACTGGATTAACTAACAAAGTAACTTTGCCTGCTGAGTTAAAAGCTTTACCATTTTCTTTGATAGAGTGGTATTTAAATACTTCAACTAATTCTTTAACAGTCGATTTAGGGTCTGAAAATGTCAACGTACCTGTCGCTTTTTTCTCTGGGTGCTTGCCATCTACAATTGCAACATCTTTCTTCACTTCACGAGTTAAACCGATAGGTTGTTCTTTACCGTCACCTGTAATAAACCCAATTTCTAACGCAACTGAAAACGCTTCAGTGATTTGAGTAACAACATAACGTTTAATCCAAGCAGGACCAAAGTCGTTTAAATCTTTTGGTAACACTACAAATGCTGTTAATTTGTTTTGAATTGCTTCTTCATCGCTAAATGCAGCATCTAATTGCCCTTTAATTTCACCAAAGATTTTACCCCAAACCGCAACGCCGCTTGTTTCTGATTTCAAGAATTTCAAACGTAAACCAGTTGTTTTCATTCCAATTGAAGCTAAGAATGGATGTTCAGTAGTTAGATCTTCGAAAATTTCATCAATGATAGTTTGTGGTAAAAGTTTTTCTTCTTTATAACCAACCTCTGTATTAATATCGTTGAAGAATTTAGTTACTTCTGCTGTCATTGTTGGGTTGCCACGAGTAGCATCGAATAGTTTTTCAGCTTCGTTACGTGATTCTTTACGACTTTCTGCGAGTAAATCCTCAGCCATCGCATTCATCATGTTCATGTATGCTTCGTCCTGCTCGTCTTGTGGTGCTTTTTTTGTAACTAAGTCAGCGAAAATCGCTTTTTGTTCGTTGTATTTTTGTAAACCTTTAAGTTTCATTGTCATTATTATTCCTCCTATTTTTGGGTATTAAAAATAGAACCTTTTAGTTTTAGGTTCTTCTGGTTGATTATTTTCAATGGCTGTTTTGCCACTGTTTAAAAATTCTTTTTTCAAATCTGATACAGCTTCAGCAACTATTTCTTTCAATTGACCTGCATTCAAAGCTACGCTGACAGGTTCAGTAGGTGTTGCCTTACTATTCAACATTTTATTAATTACTGCTTGTGGAATGGCTGTCGTAGGCATACTAGCTACTAACTTAACTGATTCATCAGCGAAAAGGATTTCATCTGCAAACCCTTTTTCTTTTGCTTCCACAGCTGTTAGCCAGGTCTCTTTATTCATCAGTTCTAAGATTTCAGATTGTTCTAAACCTGTTTTAGCTTCATATGATGCTGAAATAGATTTATTGTAATTTTTAATTACTTCTGACTGATGGGCCAAGTCTCTATAGTCGCCCGATGCACCAGACGATACATTGTGAATCATTATCTGCGCTGTGGGTGAAATTTTAACCGTGTGACCAGCCATAGCTATAACTGATGCAGCAGATGCCGCAATACCTGTAATCGTAACGTTAACTTTACCGTTATGTGATTTAAGTGCTGTATATATCTCACTGCCTGCAAACACATCACCACCACCGCTATTAATATTAATATCAATATCCTCACCATCTACGAGTTGCGAGGTGACAGTTTTAGGTGACGTTGCTTCAATATCGAAATAATCGTAAATCCATTGTTCCGAGTTTGAAATAATTGGGCCATTAACCATGATTTTTTTCATTAATTATCACCTCCTTTCAAATCTGTATTTTCAGTGCCATTTGAATAGTTTTTAGTTACTAAAAACTCATCTAATCCATCGACAGCATCATATCCAAAGCGAATCCTTACTTCATTACGACTAAATGAACCTGAACCAACTAACTTATCAATAGCTTCTGCTAATTTAAGCGGATTAGGCACATTCATTCCGAATATCTTAAATCTATGACCGCGGTTATATTGATTCGCATCTAAAAGAGAGCCGTTTAATTCGTCCTCAATTTTCTGTATCAATGGCGCAACCGTAAAATCTAGGTAAAACTCTTTGTTGCTTTCTAAATCCACAACAGAGCCATGAATTAAGTTAGGTGGAATACCCATCGCCGTTGCAATAACATCAACCATTGCTTTTCTCAGCGTTTCCATTTCATCAATACGTTGTGACGTTACTCCGATTGTGTTAGAGACTTCTTCGTATTTAAAGGCTGACGTTTGCGGCACGATTGCTAATGACTTCTTGTCAAAGGCTGAATACAATTTATTGATATAATTTTGCAGTGGACTAACATATTCTGAATCACCTGTCTTGCTATCTTCTTTCATAAGCTTCTGCATTTCATTGGTATCAATATTTACGACACCCCTAATTTGGTTATTACGCATGGCTACTTCAATAAGTCGAGAAAAAAGAGCGCTGTAATCATCGAATAGTTCATCGACAACAGCACTCAATTTTTTATTTTTATAGCGTAGATAAATAACTTCATTACGTTCAAATGATCGCTTGAATGTGTAATCATCAACTGTTACTTGCGAAAACCGATTCTCATAAACAGCATATTTTTTCTGGTCAAAGCTATCAGCTATTAATAAATCATCATCGTCACTTAAAACAATTAAACACTCATTGTCATAGACTAACTTAGTGACGGCCGCTTCCCAAAAATCAGAAGCTGTTTGATTTTTATTAGGTTTAACATTCAGTTTATGCATCCAATCAGAAGGGATTGTTTTATTTTCATTGATCAGACTGATTTTATTTTGTGCAATGGACCTTGCTAGAAAATTAATGCAATCCTCTAAAGCCATCCTTTTGATATAACTTCTATTCGCCATATCTTGCAAAAAATCTATATCAGCAATGTTAATGACTTTGCTTCTGCTGAACAGATTTGACACGCTTGCAAATAATCCCATTTATAATTTCACCCCCTTTCCTTAAAAATCAAGGTCGTTAAACACATCTAAGAATCCAGAAACGTCAATATCTATAATTTCATCAGCACGCCACAGCGCATGAACAAAAGCTTGAAAACCATCAGTCTTACGTCTGTGTTCGTCTTTTTTCAAGAATTCCTTGTTACCGTCTTTCTTAGTGTGGACGGCAATGTTATTCGTGTACCAACGCATCAAAGGATTGTCACCAAAAATAATATTTTGATAGGAAAACATATCTTCGATACGTGGTGCTAATAAGCTATGTGCAGCGCGGGGATTTCTTACAACTTCATACTCCAATCCCTCAGCTTCAAATAACGGTCTGAATAAATCCATACGAAAATTATCAGCAATTATTTTCTGTAAACCATAAATTTCACGCATTTCAACAAACCAGTTAATGATATGTTTAGGATTAATAGAGGGTTCATCCACAATTGTGAGTAATCCTTGTTTTTCCCATTCGTGAATTGGTGGCTTTAGTTTAGCAACGTCCAAATAACCCTTTCTAGCGAAAGAGTGTGTTTTCCAAATATAATTATCGCCATCTCGGAATAATAATCCCACAGCAGCGAAATCTTTAATGCTACCGTAATCCAGACCGCCGATACAGGCTTTGTTTTTCAAATTAGGCATTTCTCTGTTGGTTGCCATAATGTCTTCCCAAGAAGCCACAACCTTGTCAGAATCAACTTCTGGTAGGTTCATACGTTTTGTCATAAACGCTGACCGTCCACCAGGATTATTTTCTAAAGCTTTATATTGTGTTCTTACTTTTTTCAGTAATTGTTTTGCATATTTCGATAATGGAAGTTCGAATGTTGGATTCGCTTTCTGCCAAAGCGACTCATCGTCAACTTCTTTCGCAATATCCAATTTACATAGGAAAGGAAATATCCTATCATCTGCACTTTCACCTCGTAAAACAGCCATACAACGTTCCATGAGCTTGTCGTAAAACCCTTCACGTACAAAACCATTCGTACCAATGAAAAACTCTCGTCCGTTAAATATCTTACCTAAACCACCACTGAAAACGTCAACAACTTCCCGACCTTCCATTTCGTGAATTTCATCGTACATTATGCAACCTTGACGACCACCATCTTTTGTTTTAGCATTCGATGTCTTGAACATAAACGTTGAACGTGTTTTGTTATTTGTGATACCAGATTTACGATGATTGTACGCTTTCTGTAATGTAACATTACCATCCACAATATCGAAAAATTCTTCAAAGCTGACTTTTGCTTGTTCCTCACTATTGGCAACAATTGAAACATCATATTTCTTAATGCCATGCTTGTTGCTTGTAAAAAAAGCAGCGAGAGAGGACATGAAACCATTCTTACCTCCACCACGGCCAAGCGTGATGAAAAATTCTTCATAGAACAGTGAATCATCCTCTTTGAACCTTAAAAATATAAACGGTGTGATGAACTTTTCCCATTTGGCTAACGGAAAGAAGTATTTTGTTGTAAATGCAACGTAATCATCAATCATTGTTTCATCAAAATAAATATCATCACGATTCAAAATATATTTACCTAAGTATTCAAGCAACATAATGCGTTCTTTATTTAAAACAATATTCCCACATTCATATTCGGAAATATATTCTTCTATATAAACGTGTGAAATCATAATCCATCATCATCCTGATCACTATCAATAAAAGTAAATGTTTTTTCTAGTGACAGTAACGCGGTATTAATTTTATTCTTAGCATCAATTGCAGGATGAGTTTTCACGAAGGATTGTTTGCCGTTTTCAGTTACGACAACGGGACCTTGTTCTCTAATTGCATCATCTAATTGATAGTAGATATCCAATAAATTTAGATACCGTTTTACTTTCTCAACTTCACGTGCGCTATTGATATTAACGTTTTTCATCAGTTCTTTTTCAATTTCTCCAAACTCTAAATCTCGTATATTAAAGCTCAATTCCCGACACCCCCCTTCATGTAATTTTCATTTTTTCTGCGGAAAAGACCCCCACCCCGTTCCCCACAAGGGATTTCATCGTTGAAATATTTTGGGCGGGGGTATTATCTGTTGCTAAAAGTAAAATGATTTTTATTTTTCTTTCGTTTTTTTACCAGCGTTCGTCTGTCCACTTAGGATTTTTCTTTGTAAAACGATTATGTTTTTGATTATGATGCCTCACACATAATGTGATTAGATTATCTATTTCAAGTCCTAACTCTGGATAGTGTTCTAAGTCCTTTATGTGGTCAACATCTAAGCGCTTATGCTTATCTGTATCGTGCTTGTTAGTATAAGTAAGACCATCACGCTTGCACTGTTGGCACTCGTAGTTATCTCTGCTCAATACTTTAAGTCTTACTTGACTCCAAGCTCTTGTCTTGTAGAACTTAGAACGTTCTTCTTTAGTTAGCATTGGATTGTTTATGGTTTGATTGGTTAGGTTGCTGTGGTTGTGGTGTATCTGTTGGCTCTGCTTGAGCTGGCTTGCTGAAGTACAGCTTGACTAACTCTTCTTGCAGCAATGCGATGTCAGCCATTGTAATGTCATCCACATGCTTGCTTACGCCCGTCTGCTCTTCAATGAATGTTTGGGTTAACTGTATGTTGTGTGGCGTTGTAGCGACACCTCGCATTGTTACAGCAAGGATTGTAGCAGCTTCATCTGCTCGAACACTGTACGCTGAAAAGATACTGTCAATCATACTGACGATTGCATCCAGACTCTTCTCTTTCTGTAGATCAATAAGATTGTTAATGTATGGATAGTTAGTGTTAGGTTTGACGTTCGGTGTGTTAGGTTCAGTTGATTGCTTAGCCTTTGGTTGTTTGGTGTTAGGTTGTTTGCCTTTAGATTGTTTAGTTGTCATTATGTTCGCTCCTTTCATTCGCTTACTTCGGGTCTGATTGGTAGGTCGTTGTCGTGTGTGCGAATATGTTTCACTCGGTATTTTGCGTTAACTGTTTCTCTTTGTATCTCCGCCGCTGTTTCATTACCTGTCGCTAAACGGACATACTCAACGTTGTTTTGATTGTCATGTGACAAAATACGAACATCAACAAACGGAATGAATAATTCAGTATCTCGGTGGTCTTTAGTTGCCCACACAAATTTAATGCTTTCCAATCCTTCTGTATCTGAGTACGCTAAGTTTCCATCTATTGATATGATTGGCACGTCACCACGCTTAGGCACACGTATGTTAATGTAATCATCGTCATTTGTACCAGCAGCTAGTGGTATGTGTTCAACACGTGAGAATCGTTTTTCATAACCAATACCAGGACCTATCACATCCCGAAGTGCCTTACGTTGTTTATCACTACGGTTGTTCGGATTAAAAATATACTTAATAATTTCGTCTGTATTGTTAGTTTGTTTTGTCATGGTTATCACTCCCTAACTTAATTTAATGTATGAAAAAAGACACCCTGTTGGATGCCTTAATTGTTCTACTGAGATAACAGGACTCGAACCTGTAACCTACGCATTAACAGTGCGTTGCTCTACCATTGAGCTATATCTCATTATATAGTGTGGCAAGACCGTTTTTATAATCCACACACGCACGTCTGCGTTTATTTTAAGCTTCACTTTACGAGCTTCGGAAATCGCTGAGAGTTGTTGTTTTGAATCGATACTCACAAAGGATTGCTAGTAACCTAGCTATTGCTGTACACAATATGATGTTTCGGTAGCGGCTTTTCCGAGCCATCATCTACCTATCACTTGCTGACGTCCCGAACGTCAGTGTGAGCCAACTAATTGTATGTACCGCTCCCACAGCCATACAAGTTAATCGCCCATCAAGTTTTTTAACTAATATCATCGTAACATGGATTTATCAATAGATGTGTTGGCAAAATGTAGGCTACAACTTTGTGCCATTGAATTCAATTATCTTTTTCAATCGTGCATGTCTGTCACGGATGTACTGATAACTATAGCCAGTTAACACAGCTATCTCAGACAGCGACAACTCATCCACATACCTCATAATTAATATACGATTATCCAGTCCCTCAAAACGTTCAATCAAAGTTACGATTCTTTCACGATGTGATTGCTTTTCTTCTAATTTAGTTTTCAAGTTATTAATCACCTCTTTTATTTCACCTTGTTTTTCAAGTGATGTTAAGAACGTTTGTGTTTTCTCTAGATCCCCACCATCTAGCCAACGACTTAACTCTTTTTCCTTACACTCAATTTCCAATTCTAAAATATCAATATCTGTCATTGTGTCATTGTATAATCTCAACCACTCGTATATTGTAATCACCCCTTTGGTTTAAAATAAGCTGTGTATCTTGCGTTTAATAAATGTGGCACACCGTTAGTTGTCGTGTCCGTTTTATCCCTTTTGTAATATTTAACCAACTCATGACCCTCAATAACTTTCTCACCCACAGCTCTGCAAAAATCTTGATAGTTGCCAGACCTTTCAATTCTTATGAGTTTCATTTTGGTTCACTACCTTTCTATATAGTATGGTTTATTATTTGAATATGCTTCTCGATAAACAATATCTTTTCGTGTTACTTCTACCATCAACATTGTTCTTCTAAATTCATCATCTGAATATACACAATCTCCAAACCGTGATTCGTCTTGCATGTCAGTTGCAGTAATGTCCAGTTTTTTAAAAGCTAGTTTCAATTGATTACAATGTTCTTTATTGTAAAATAAATGATTTTTGAAATGCTTACGGATTAAATCGTTTGGTATCTCGATGAATACTGAATCCCCTCGTTGGTATGTACTTTCAAACAACCTTTCATCCCCCAATAAAGATTTTGCTGATTTCTCATACCTCACCTTTAAGTCAGATTGAACATTTCGGAATTCTTCCACAAATAGAGCAGTGGATGGTTTTAGCTCTATCGGCTTTTTCACCCTGACCGGTATGAAATTTTCGTTATTGTGTTTGCGTTCGTGAGATTCTTTACCAACGTTATTTATTTTTCGTTCCAAACCAATAAATATAGCTCCAAATATAAACCCTATGCAAATGCTCCAAAAAACTGTCATTTTTACCACTCCTTATTTCTTATATTTTCAATTGTTTTAATGTACACAATCATGGCAACAGGTGTTGCGACTGCTAACATGATTGCTAGTATGTTAATGTTTATTTTGTTCACTCTCCAGTTCAATCAAAGCCAATGTTGCATAACCTATGATGTCTTTTAGTGTATCTTCAATGCTCTCACCGACTTTATCCTTTTCTCCTGCGACTAGTTGCTCCAATCGCATAAACTTGTCGTTTAATCGCATCTCTACACTTATCATTCCATATTTTTGATATTGTTTAGAAAATGAATCACCATAGTTTTCGTTTTTCGCAACGATAATGTCTTTGATTTCTGTGAATAGATCATTGATGTTTTCTGATAGTGTCGGTCTTTTTAGTGTTTTACCTAGTTTCTCAAATCCGTAACGCATTGCATCTATCGCATCGTTAGGTGTACCTTTAAGCGCTCTCCTCTGGGCAGCAGATATAACGTCAGCTAAAGCAGCCGGCGTAGTTGCCGCTCTTTGTACTAATTCCTGTATTTTATTAGCATGAGCTAAAGGAACGTTTTGTTCTTTTGGGACTGATGTTTCTTCAACATCTTTAACGTATCGGTATGTACGCCAACCATCATGATTACTTGATAATTCCACTAACATATCAGAGTGGTTCTTTGCTATTAAAACTAAGTCTTCTTTCGAATGAACCGCACTAGTGTATTTTAGATATTTATTTTTAGATAAAACGGCATGATTTAATTTGAAAACAATCAATAAATCACCTGTTCTCACTTCGCTATTAAGAACTTCTTTATACTCCTTACCTTCATGAATCATAAATCTGCCTCCCTCTTTTCCAAAACATCTACTGAAACTGTTATTCGTTTGTAATCATTTATAAAACCGTCTTCTATTTTGAATCTGACTACTTCTTTTAAGTGAGGGGCAATGTCACGCAACAAATTGTCTTTAATTAATTCTTCGTCTTTATCAATAACCCCGCTCGGAAATAAATCTCTAACATTGACTGTCTTTACCTCTCTTTGCCTAGGTTCGTGGAATTTTATTGGCATCGGAATACGATAATCTTCGGGATTTGCTTTTTCATTTGCTTTTCTAACTAGTTTTTTTAGTAGTTGTTTCATTTACCAACCCTCCAATAAACCAAAATCGTAATTGCTCTCAATAAATCTAATTGTTAAATCATTATTTATTGCATTGCCTAATACTTCGTAAATAAATGAGAATTGCTCCTTATTAAAATCTGTTTCGAGGTACCCATTTATCATCAACCTAACACGTTTTTGCCAGTAAGGACTAACGCCTTTTGTTGCACTTCTTGATAGCCAATTCAATATTTTAGCAATCAACTCAGTTTTATTAGTCACATCTTCCAATCTGAAATATAGATTTTTGGAAGGTACAACTATTAATTCATCTCGTTTATTTATAAAAACATTTGGCGAATAGTGTCTTACACAACCGATGAACTTAGATAATTCAATTTCTATACCAGGATTTATCATTCCGCACTCTCCTTTTGTTCAATCTGATCACGAATTGTTTCTAATCGTTCAATCAATGTTTTTACGTCTGCTAAATCTAATTCAAGCGTTTCTGACTCGCATGTTATTAATAACGTTTCATTTTTTATTTTTAGGTTCATTTTTTCTCAACCTTTCCTTAAATATCTTCAATGCACGAAAATTCTTTAGCAAATGCATTCATCTGTTTATCTGTTAAAAAACCACTTTTTTTATCATCTGAATAATCTACACGGTAGTTAAAAACGCACCTTTTTGATAAATCTGTTTTCGAAAATTCTACTGCCAAATCAAATAATGCTAATTTATCATCGTGTTTATCAAACTCAGAAAAATCGGTACATATATTATTTTGTTTATCAGAACTAACAGAAAAAATGTTTCCGATATTGTTTTTGAATACAACATACTCACCATAAACTCCTGTTTCCATATTAATACTGCTATCTATTTTTTCTACAGCATTTTTCAAATCAACTAAATTCATTTTCATATCCCCTTTCAATTATCATTCGATTTTTACGTGATATTTTTCCACTCTCAAATTTGTGACCCCTTTATTTACATATCCGTGTAGATACGATTTACTTTTACCTATGAAAATAGATGCTTCAGTAAGTGAGCTGAAATTCATTGTACTAAATCCTAAATCTTTCCACTGTATACAGATTTTGTACCTTTTATGAACACGTGGTGCAATTTCAGACTCCATCAGTTCGAGCTCTTTACCTAACTCACGAATCTCTTCGCATACTGCACAGTTACAATTCACCATTGAGATAAAACCTATTTCCTCATGCCCCTCATATAAATCTGCAATCTTAATTCTTATCTCACGCTTTTTTTCCCGTGTGTTCATATCCTCCAACCTCCACAATTTTTAATGCATCTTCTGCTGATCGTGCGACACCTGCAAGTACTCCGTTTTTAATCATTGCTTCAATAAATGTTTTCTGTTCTGGTCTGATACGACCCGTTTCGTTTTTCACTTCCACAAAGAACATTTTTCCGTCTGAAATACGATAGCCAAACAAATCACTAAAACCTTTTGGCAATCCTGTGGAAACTGGTATTCCTGTTTTCGTATAAAACAAACCAACGTTACCTCGAAAACACACACAACCATTTGAAGATAATGCCACTCTTATTTCATTTTGTATTTGCTTTTCAGATTTCATGCTTACCTCCTAAAAAACTAAAAAATTTAAAATAGGGAGGCTAGGGATGGTAGGGAGGGATGATAGTTACTTTAAACACTTTATATATAAATATATTTTATTTATTTTTTATTTACTCTTTTATTATTATTACTATCCCTACTATCCCTACTATCCCTAAAAAGAATAAAGAGTATATATAAATATAGTAATAGCAAGGGTTTAGGAGATTTTTTCGTTTTCCCTCAACTATCCCCAAACACTCCCTAAACTATCCCTTGCCCTCCCTAAAAAATGTTAATTGAAGCTTCTCATATCCAAGTTGTACGGTTGGGATTCATCTAATAATTGAACACCGTCATAAATCATGACTCCATTTGACTTTCTTTTATTAAATTTCCCTGCCATTTCTTTACCAAATTTTGTATTGCTCATCATATATTGACCGTTTTTACTAGCCCACTCTCTATATGCCTCATAGAAAACTTTAGCTTTGACCGTTTTTCCAATGCCAACTACACAACACTCATTAATGAATAATGCTGTTGCATCCATTTCTTCACGATAATCTTTACTAGCCGCTTCAACTATTGCAGGACGTTTTAAACCCTCTCTCTGCCATTTTAAGCAGCCCTCAACGGCCCAATTTAAAATACCTACGGATTCACGCTGCAGTTTATATTTAAGGTTCTTATCAACCTTTTCATCGGGAATTTGCACATTGAATGGTATTAAATTTAAACGTCTCCAAATTCCATCGTCCGTTCCTCGGATAATTGGCTTATGGTTTGTTGCTAACCACAATTTAAACTCTGGGTTAAATTCGAACTCTCTACCATACAATTGCCTTGCAGTGACCTTGTCGCCCCCTGTAAGCTGTTTTACTAACCCCTCGTCCAAACGCAAACCCTCGTTCGGTTCGCTTGATGTGACGAACCTAGCGCCTTTTAAACGTGCTATATCTGTGTTAGCTCCACCAGATTGCTTTACCATAATTGTGGAAGCCTGCATGTTAGTCGCATAACTCCCTACAATGTTTGAAATAGCATCTAAAAATATAGATTTACCGTTACGGCCATTACCAAAAAGTATAAAAAGTGATTGCTCTCGTGTGGATCCAGTGAGTGAATATCCGACTGCTTTTTGAACGTACTCAATCAATTCTTTATCGTTATCGAATATCTGATTAATGAAGTCTATCCATTGTGGACAATCAATTTTGTTAGTGTATTCAACGTCAGCTATACGTGAGAACATTTTTGCCTGTTCATGGTCATAAAGCTCACCAGTTACTAAATCAAGGTAACCATTTTGCACATTTAATAATGTTTTCTCTCTATCGAATTCTTCTGGTAAAACTGCCGTTCTGTGTTCGATTTCAGTCAGCATATTTTTCTTTGATGTAGTACCGCGTGATTTTTTAATATGTTTCTGAAATGCTTTTTGCACTTCTTCATCTTCCTTTTCATCGCCTGTAGTAGAAACTTTTTCATTCCTCATGTTTTCTACGACTGTATCTGCCATTGTTCTAACGATACCTGTCATGTCCAATTGCCAACTTTTACCGTCATAATAATAAAAAGCTTTATCAATAAATGAAAATCTGACATAACCATCATATGTTTCAATGAATCTGTCTGCATTACCTGTATCGTCATACGAGAAAAACTTTTGCGGTTTCTCTTTATCTTCTGTTTTAATGTATATTGCGAAATCATCATCTGATTTTCTAGGCTGATAGATATTACCACATTCATGAATCGCTTTATTTAACAATTCAGCTCCGTAGGTGGTGTTTTTACGTTTTATATCGTATTTCTCACGCATTAGCTTTGAACTTCTGAATAAACTATCCATCATAGAGAAATCTCTACCTGTCCAAAATGCTAAATCATTAGCAAATGCCATATCAGCTTCGGATTGTGAAGTGTAAACTGTTTCCCAACCGCCATATAGACAGATTTCAAAACGTTTGCCTGTTTTACTGGCTAAGGCCTTTTCAATAACTTCTGCTTCAGATAGTATGATTCGCTTTTCTTCATCTTTGGGAAGTAGTGAGAGATGCGTAATTTTTTCATGCGATCCGATATATTTTTGATGCAGCGGTTTAATCGTTTCAGTACAATCAACAATTTTTTGATACTGTTGTGTAACGATATGACCTGTGACAACGAAAAAGCGCCCCTCTTCGTAAAATTCATAATTACCTTTTCTACGTCCACCCTCGGGTAAAGTACCTTTACATAGTATGTGGATGCCTGTATTTGACACTGAATATTCAGCGTAACTTTTTAACGTATCAGTGAATTCACTGACAAGGTTATTGTCAGTGTCCCCACCTAAATACATCGTTATATCTTCTTGCGCATTATCAATATCCACTCCGAAAACGCCATTCCCTAACATAAAACCTATGCCATCAAACTCACTGCTCTTTTGTAGAGCAGTTTCAAAGTCTGACCATGTAGCTGAATTATTGCTTTGAGCTAACTTTCCTGTATGTGGATTAATCGGTTTCTTAGTAAGTTTGCCATTCTTCTTTGCTGCAGAAGCCCAGCAAACCCACTGGTTCATTTCTTTTAACTCGACCGGAATATGTTCATACATTAATTACACCCCACTTATGATTAAAACGGTAAATCATTATCTTGGATTTCAAATGGTTTCCCTGCACCTGCAAATGCCTCTGATTGGCTATCGTCTTTAGTTTTAAATACGTGATTGAATGTCGGGAATTTAGTTGTTTCCCATTTTTTAACGTTTAAGTTGTTGTAAGTTGTGCCGTTATATTCTGATGTTTCATTTTTAACCGTCACTCGGCAAGTTTTAAGCGTGAAGTCTTGAAGCAATTCATCAAGTGAGTTGTATTGTTTACCGTTCGGTAATTGCAAAGCCTTACCAATCGTATTAATCGCTTGTGTGTTAAACTGGCCAGTTTGTTTTGACGCCCAAATTTTATGAAAAACATATTGATTTTTACCTTTTTGCTCAATATCATTACGAACAATCATTGATAAGTTGATAAATTCAGTCCCATTTTTAGCTGCATCTTGCTTAGTGAGGTAAACAACAACCTCGTAAGTACCATCTTGTAATCCGCCTTCAAAAACATTTTCGTGATCTAAAGTAAACATTGACATAATAATTTCTCCTTTTGGCTCGTTGGCCTTTTTATTTTTTTGGTTTGGTTTGGTTAGTTAAATTTCTTCTTCGATGTGGTAACCGTCTGGTATATTAAATTTTCCAACTAAATCTGCATATTCTGTGCGTGTGAATTGGGTTTTAATAGTTAGACCATTTTCTGAAAAATGATGAAAAATAGTGTCATCATTAAAATTGTGATTCAAATAAGATACTGCTAACTCTTCGTGGCTATCTAACCATGCTTTTCTGTATGTGTACTTTTGGTAACCTGTAACATTTTTGTACAATTCATAAGATAATTTGTGAATTTTATCCATTAACTTATCAGCGTTACCATATTTTTTCAAAGCTGCGTAACGATTAATCATTGAAAAATCGTTATCTCCACCATCCGAACAAATCAATAAACACTCTTCGTTTTTGGAAATAGATATTTTTATCATTTTTTCAGATAAAAATCTAGTTTTAACAACGAGTCCATCGTCCATTTCTTTAACTTCTTCTCTAAATTTATTAAAAACATTAATACCTACTCGATTATCCACATTCAGCCCTCCTTATCTAATCCCTAACCGTTTAGCTTGGACCCACGCCCAACCTTTTTTGTAATTTTTTTCTTTCGCAAGCTCCTGCAACTCTTTCAAACTGCTGCATTCCTCTGCTGTTTTAAAATTCAGCTTCATTTCAAACTTATCAACTTTTTCAAGGTCTTGGTCTACTTCTTCGTATACCGTTTCTTTCACCTCGATTGGCTGTTCATGCCCACAGTATGGACATTTGCGGTCAATGCCTGCATAAGTACCAAAACACTGGACACACGTTTTTACAGGTGTTTCAATATCGTATTTCGCTTTCTTTTTAGTGTTTAACGTCCACTGACGGCTCATATCTGGCAAACCGAATGTATTCACATTAGCTACATGGTCAATGATGATAGAGCGTTTATTCGGCTTATAACGCATACCTCGCATGGATTGCTGTATATACAGCGATAATGATTTTGTAGGTCTTAGCATTATTACCGTGGAGCAATCGGGAACGTCAAAACCCTCACCGATTAAATCCACATTGCAAAGGACCTTAATCGCTTTATCTCGGAACGCTTGTATAATATCGTCACGTTCCTTTTTATTCGTCTTCGCATCAATATGTTTTGCTGTTATGCCTGCATCATTGAATGCCTGTGCTGTTTTCAAACTACTATCTAAGCTGTGGCAGTAAGCGATAGCTTGCTCTCCCTCAGCTAATTTAAGATAGTGTTTTATCACATCACCGTAGATTGCTTTGTGTGTTTCCATTTCCTTATCAATAGATTGCTTAGTAAATTCCTTTAAGTGACCTATCTTTAAGTTTTCTTGCTGCATGAGCTTTGGTGCATAGTAATCATAAGGTGCTAAACGTTCGTTTTCGATTAACCATTCAACCGACACACCTTCTATTAGAATGTCGTTGATTCCACCCAATCCGTCACCGTTTAAACGTACTGGTGTTGCTGTGAAACCTAAGCGCCTTACGTCACTGAAATAGTCATAAATCTTTTGATAAGATGCTGCTAAACCATGATGCGATTCATCAGTGATAATTAAATCGGGCGTAAGAGTTTTATCTAAGTTTCTTACAATTGTTTGGACCATTGCGAATTGCACATAGTTGGTATCTACTCCCACAAACTCGAATGTGTTTTTAATCTGATCTATCAATTCTTTACGGTGGACTAAAAACAACACTCGTTTTTTATTTGCAGTTGTTTTCCGAGATATTTCAGCAATCATAATTGATTTACCAGAACCACATGGACTTACGATACAAGGTGATTTATAACCTGTCGAAAACGCTTCACGTGTTCGTTTGATTAGGTCCTCTTGATAGTCGTAAAGTTTAATCGTCATACTGTACCAAATCTTCAACTAAGCATCCTGGACGTTCATCAATTTGATTTTTCACAAATACTCCTGGAGATGGTTCTAAGATAAAACCTCTCGTTTTTTTCTCTGGATTGATTGCTAACTTACCTACGACATCACACAAGCCCATGACGTTATCAACTATCTTAGAAGATATTTGTGGTAAAAATCTGTTGAAAATTTGACCGCCCTCCGTTTGAAATTGGTCTGTTGTTTCCCACGCTGTAATAAAAATATCTTTATCAATATTTTTCAACGAACGTATTGCTCCCATAATATAAAACTGCATACGTTGGTAATCCGCCATTGATGGAACTAAGTTATTTTTTCCTGTTCGTCCCATTTCAGCTAATAAAGCTCGTTCTAATTCTGAAATATTATCAATGAAAATATTGTCATAATCAGACGTTTTACAAAATGTGATTACCTCACCGAATGAATCCCATGGATTTTCAGTGTTAACTTTCACTATTTCGATATTAGGGATACCTTTTAAAACTCCTGTGGTCTTATCTATATCCACAACTAAAGTTTTACCTTTTAAATATTTAGCAACTGTGGTTTTACCTGTCCCTGGCTGCGCATATATCAAGCGCATTGTATTGCGCCTTACTAAATCTTCCGCTTTCGTAATTTCCATTTAATCATCACCAACCGTTTCAGATTTTATTTCTTCTAACTTTTCGATTACATCTTCATAGCCACATTCTTCTAAATACCACTCAAGCTCCGCTAAAACTTTGTGAGCAGGATTCGTATCGTTGTAGAACGATTGAACAAATGTATAATTAGAATTTTCTAAAACTCCTTCAAAACTAACATGGAAATTATCGGCACCCATTTCTTCCATCAATTCAAATTTTGCTTTTAACTCTTCCTTCTTCATTTAACTAACCCCCTATTTAATTGCTAACGTTTGACTTCGTTTAAGTGATACTCCTTTAATTTCAGCACCATTTTTAAGCGCTGATTTTAAAGTAGCCTTGCTGATTTCACGCTTAGTTACATAAAAATCGTCTGGAATGCCCTTATCATCTTCAATAACTACACTCTCAGCATTGTTGCGAACACTGAATGTGAATAAATCAGTTGTGATTTTCGTTGTATCAGTTGCATTCATGCTGTCTAATAGATTTAGTTTCATGTTTGCGATGTTTTTTTCAGTACGCTTACGCATATCAGATAAACGTATTTCTTCATTTTTAATGGTTTGCGCATGCCCTTGCAGTTCTTGAATCACTCGGGCATAACCGTCAGCTTTATCTTCAATCGCTAGGTTAAGGCTCTCTAGCGTATCTTTGAAAATCTCTGGATCACTCGTTGTTGCGAGTTCCTTCAATTGGATTGCTTGATTGGTTAATTCGTATAGTGTGGACATTATTTGACCTCCTTTTTATAAATAATTAAGGCATGATAGAAATGCTTTCCTTCAAAAACTGTTGCTGAAAACTCTATATTTTCAATAACCAATGAATTAATAAACAAAAACTCATTTATCTGAATATCCAAATGCTGTGGGTTTGTTGCGTTAAATGTTTTTATCTTGTTCATCATTTGACCTCCTCTACAAAATCGTGGCGCCACTCAACTGGTGTGATGAGTTTTAAATCGGCTACTCTTGACCACGTGTTGCTGTTAGTTGCAGTTTTATTTCCGTTATCTTTTAGATGTATCGGCATCGAAGACCCGTCTACCGAATCAACCTCGAAAATATATCCTGCACGACCTCTATAGCCACCACCGAAACCGTCCAACAACTCCACTAAATCACCGACTTTATACTCGTCTTTCTCACGACCGATTAACGTCTGTAAGTGTGATTTTTCTTCTTCGGTTGCGTGGCGGATATACGATTTATCTGCATAAGTTTGTTCACCATCTGAGTACCACTGGATTTTATACTCCTGTTCTGAATCTAATTCACACAGTATAAACGCAAAACGTCCATTCACAGAAATAGCATCGCCAATATCAAACTTAACCTCTTTTGGATTCGTAGCTTCTGCGATTTCAGCATCGGTTGCTCGGCGGACGTCTGTGTATCGAACGTTCCAATTTGCAGACCCGTCAATTTTATCCGCTTTAAAAGCTACAGGTGAATAATGTTCAGTAACTTTAATAACGTCAGCAATTTCGAAACCGTGGTAGTTAGTATTATCCGTAATCACAAAATACTCGCCAACCTTAACGTTCTCATATGATAATACTTCTTCGGGTTCTTCTTTGATGAGTTCGAGCGATGATGGCGGATATACTGCCTTGTAACCATCTTCTTGTTTAACGGATACATCCCCGTCGCCCCAAATTTTCGTTACATTTCCTTTGCCGCCGATGTATTTTCCCTGACTCTGGTAAGCAGAACTACCGACAACTTTTACCGTATCACCAACTTTAAACTCCGTAGTTGCCTCTGCTAAACTTTCCTCAACCGCTTCAGCAGCCTTTTCAATATCAACACCTGCAAGTTCCTTTAATTCTGTTGTTGAAAATTCCCCTACCAATTGCCCATCTTTATAAAGTTTCATTTTATCCGCTCCTTTAGTTTTTATAATTCGTCAAGGTACTCGCCTAAACGATTGTATGTTTCGATTGAATCTAGTTGACTAGTATCTACCTGTTGGTGAATGAGTTGCAATCTTGCATCCGAATCATTGTAAGCATCCGTATTTGATAACATTTCATAGATATAAGCCAGTTCAGCATTTGTTAAATTTAAGGTTGCTTGTTCGTTCCAAAGTTTAGGCATCTATTCACTCCTCAATGTGGTATAATAAAGCCATAAATATTTGATTTAGTTGACTAACTAACGGGTGCGACCGTTGTTGGTCTTTTTTTATAGTTATTATCAATAATGTGTTTCGCTATCTCATACATCTCTGTACCGTCATTCAGACGTACACAGTACGAGTTATCTAACACACTGGTGATGATAATTACCTCCATACGTTCAGAAGCTAACTCACCTGTTTTAATAACATCTAAAACATCGTATTGTTTAAACATTTACTCACCTCCCTTCACGTATCTACGGTATTGAGTACTCGTATCAATAATGTTATTGAAGTATTTCTTACGTTTACTCTTTGCAGTCATTTCAGAAATCATTACATCGTAGATAACGTAACTAATCGGAATCGCTCCGAATACAGCAACTAAAATCCAGTAAAGTGTTGGCATTATTTGTACACCTCTCTCAATCTATTTTTTTACCGCATTCTTGATACATCCACTCACGGACTCTTTGAGCGTTATAGACTAATTTTGTACTGTCTGTGTACAATTCGCAGTAATTTCTAAAGCTGATATTTTTTAACAAATGTTGTTCAGCCCAAGAACGTGATACTTTCAATTCTTGCAAAAGTGTTTTTATATCCCACATAGTGCCGTTATATCGTTCTTCAAAAGATTCACGAAGCACTGGATATAAAGCTTCAAATAAATCTGTTTTCAATTCATCTTTCATATTAGAAAGAAAGTCTTCCTTAAATACATTCATTTCAATTCCTCCTTTCCTATACATTTTGTAATTCTCTTTCCTCTGCCAACGTAACGCTAAAAGCGTTACTATCGCCAAAAAAAATATAATTCATTGGACAAGCATATAACTCAGATGCTTTAACCATATCTTCGAAGTTCATTCGACTGGAATTTGATTCCCAGTTTTTCAATGTTTTTCGTGATACACCAAATTTAGATGCCGCTTCTATTTGTGTCATACAAGCTCTTGCACGTAAACTTTTCATAGTTTGCTTAGCGAAGTTAGGAATTTTTGTTTCGTTCATTATTATCACCTCTCTTTCGATAAATTAATATTATCACGCTAAAAGCGTTATTGCAACCTTAATTACCCCAAAAGCGTTAAAATCTCCCCTAAAAGCGTAAAAAAAGTTTACTTTTAACGCTTTTTACGGTATAGTAATTATAGAAGCATATATGGAAGGAATTGAAAAACGATGAGCAATGATGTCGCAAAAAAAATATTTTCAAAAAATTTAAATAAACTTATCAAAAAAAATAAAATAACTGTTATGAATTTGTCTGAAAAACTTGATATTTCATATTCTACAGTTTCAGATTGGAAGAATGGAAAGAAAATGCCGCGCGGAGGTTCACTACAGAAACTATCTGACTTCTTCAATGTAAACTTGTCTACATTGTTAGATGATTCTCCTGAAGAAGAATTTAACAATACTGTAGAAAACATCTCTCAAAATGTAAAAACGCTCCCTCTTTATGGAAACGTTGCGGCAGGTGCTATTGCTGAAATTGAGGGTGTTGATGTATGGAATGTGGAAACAATAGATATTCCTAGCGTGATGTTAGGACGTTATGCAAATGATGATCACTTGTTTTCTATGTATGTGAATGGGGATTCAATGGATAAAGTTATTCCTAGCGGGTCAATCATTGCTGTAAAAACACTTGAAGATAATTTATATAAAGATGGCGACATTGTTATATTCAGTCACCACGGTGAGTATTCATTAAAAAGATACCGCCCTTCTATGATAGAAGGTTTTGTAATATTCGAACCAGATTCAAACAATCCAGACTTTAAAAACATACCAATTAACAACTCATCGCTTCATGAAGCAAATGAGGTAAGTATCTACGGTAAAGTTATATTTTATTCAACCACACTATAAAAAAGACTAGCCAGTGCTGATACACTGCTAGTCTTCATGGTATAGAAACTTACAACTATATTATATCATGGGGGAATGAATAAAATGAGTAAAATTTTCAAGTTAAGTATGGTAGTTTTGTTTGCGGTGTTATTAACTGCATGTGGAAACGACACAGCGAAAAGTGATAAGAAAGAAAGCTCTGAACCAGAAGAAGTTTCAGTTCCGAAAGAAGAAAATTCTGAGGAATCAGTAAGTGAAACAACCTTTAAAGATGATACTCTTACTACAGTTAATGGTAGCACTATTAAGTTATTAAGTTCAAATGTTGATAAAGACTACGATAACAAACCTATGTTTGTAATTTTATTTGAATACACTAACGCAACAGACGAACCTAAAAATTTGCAAGAGGCTTTTATGAATTATTTTGATTTAAAACAAAACACTGGAGACACTACCGAAACTTTGTCTATGGCGATACCAGGAGAAAACTTTAAATATAATGCTGAGAATGAAAACTTATTGAAAGAAGTTAATCCAGGCAAGACTGTAAGAGGTGTTTACATGTATGAATTAGCAGATGATAAGAGCCCGTTAACACTAGTAATATCTGATGAAATGATGGATTCAATAGGTACAAAAGAATATAAATTAAAATAAAAAAATAAGCACTCCCCCAACCTACCAAGCCAAGGAGTACTTACACAAAAATACATAAATACAAATCTCTTTATGCTATATCATTGTAGCATAACTAACTTGTAAAATAAAAAAGTTTAGGAAGTGACTTACAAATGAGCGTAAAAAAAATGCCCAACGGTACATGGATGGTCCGTACTAGATACAAGAACGCACAAGGGGTATGGAAAGAAAAGAAAAAGCGTGGCGTTGAATCTGAACGTAAAGCTAAAATGATAGACCTGCAATTTTTACAAGAAATTGAAGACGGTGTAATTGATGAAAAAGAATGGACCCTAAGGAATTTCTTAGATACATTTTTCGATTTATATAAAAGCGATAAAACATATGATACAAAAGCTTTATATCAAATTGCATTTAAACAAATATGTGATTATTTTGGAGAACAAACTAAAATTAACACAATAAATTCAATGTCCTATCAAGGATTTATAAATGATTTAGGTAAAACTAGAGCCTTGGAAACTGTAAGGACTCGTCATAAAAAGCTACATGCAGCTTTTAAGAAGTGGTACGATTTAGATTATATAAAAAAAGACCCTACTCTCAATGTAGAATTAACAGGCAACGACCTCCACGTTAAGAAAATTAGATATATAAACGGTTCTGATATGGAGTTAATTGCAACAACAATCAAAGAAAAATATGAAGGTTCTACCGCCTTTATAATGATTGCTGTAAAAACAGGGATGCGCTTTTCAGAAATAGCTGCCCTTACATGGAACGACATTGATTCAGAAAAACAAACGATAACTATAGATAAATCTTGGGATTATAAAGATAAGCACACATTCAAGCTTACAAAAACAAATCGATCTAACAGAACAATATTTGTGGATAGTAAGTTAATTGCTTATTTAAAACGATATAAGACAAAACAAAGCGCACTATTATTAAGCAAAGGTGCTAATAATAAACTTGATTTGCTTTTCGATGGCGGCACTGGCAGACCTATAAGCAACAACGCTGTTAATAAAGCACTTGCCCTTCTATGTGAAAAGTTAGAGATAGAGAAAATAACCGCTCATAAATTAAGGCACTCTCGAACAATTCAATTATTTGAAGCTGGGGCTGATTTAAAATATATTAGCGATTCTCTCGGACACGAATCTATAAAAACTACGTTAGATATTTACACTCATGTATCGGATAACTTGAAAAAAATAAATGACAAACGTGTTGAAGATATGTTTTCAAAGTTCGGTTAGTGGTCACGAAATTGGTCACGGAAGTATAAAAACGCCTATTGTTTCACTTTCGTTTTCTTTTATAAATCATTGATAATGAACGTTTTCTTCGTTTATAATACTTTACGATACGCCCTTTCCAGTCCTCTCAGGACATAATTACAAACCCTCCTAACCCTTGATATATAAGTGGTTAGGAGGGTTTTTGTTTGTAGTGTGCCACAAATTATGCCACAAAATAATTAAAATAAGAAGCTTTCTATAACAAGAGAGCTTCTTTGACTTTGAAAATATATCTGCCTAAATACCTCCATGACCAAGCAATAGTCTGGCTGTGGAATAGTAAAATGCGAGGTGTTAAAATCAATATTTATCAATACTATATAAAGGTAGAAACCATTAGTTGTATAAGATTCCACAAATTTTTGTTCAAAAAACTTATTTAAAACAGCAACACTAATACAACTTTTAACTGGATTTAAAATTTCATATATCTAACTACATTAAGCTATGTATAATTCCAAATTTCACTTATTTCCAAGCAAGGGTTTGTATTTTACATATAGCGATTTTTCAATCTTATCCAATACTGGTATGATATAACTCTCTACTGTGGCTATATAACAATATTTAACCTCGTAACCACTTTCGCTATTTGCACATAAAAACGCCGCTAACCTCATGCTATAAGACCCCTTATTACCTATGCCTAGGTGTTCTCTCAGTCTAGAATTAATCTTTTGAGATTTCCCTACATACAACACAGCAAAATTTTCGTTATTAATTTCCACACTATTATCAACCTTTTTATAAAATTCCAAACTGTCTTCATTTATTTTTGGAACCTTCTTATCTTTCTTAAAAAGATTCCAATTTTTTAAAAAATCAAAAAAAACTCTCCATCATCAATATTAATTTTCAAAAGAAATATGTATACACCATTAACAGACTGTTTACTTTCTGAAAATTCATTTTCACCATCCAGAAATTTTACACTTGTATCAGTTGTATCTCTACTATTTTTATTTATTTCAAGACCTATTTCTTTTGAAAGATTTACTAGTGTTTCTTGAAGCCCTTGTTTTTGAATCACCAATTGATTTATTTCCTCAGTAACCTTACAATCTTGTTCAGCATAACACTTTATTTTGGAAAGAATATCACTTTTATTTTTCAATTTACTCAACTCCTTTTCTTCTGACACAAAACTTTCCCTATCTATAGATTAAAAAATATATTATACTGTTTTTCTTTTTTTGAAATTCCCAACCATATTAAAAAACTAATATTCATTGATAGCTTTTACATACTCATCTATTTGTGAAGATTTACTTAAAATTTTTATTGCCTCTGGTATATATCTTCTTCCTGATGAAACTGATGAATGAGACTCCAGTTCTTCGAGAATAATATTTATATCAATATCCTCGAAACATTCGAATTTACTTACTAATGGCATAATAATCGAAGTTATTTCTGAATAAATTATATCCGTTACACGTTCTTTTAATCTTAGCGCATCTATTAAATCACTATATTTCCCATCTGTTAAACTGAAGCCAATTTTCATATTACTATCTATGAAGTCTACTGATTCTACTCTCAAAAAACTGTATAGTTCTTCTTCAAAATATGGATAATAAAATGCTTGTTGTGAAACAAAAATTTTTTTATTACGATTGCAAGTATCGCAACACCTTACCAAATTAGCAGGTATTACAGCGTGTTTAATATACTCATCTTTTGGTAATATATGATCTAAAGTTGAAGCGTCCTTACTCCCACAATAGGGACAACTGCTTATTCCTATTGGGTAAAAGAATTTTTTGAAATATCCCCATTTATTACCCCTTAGCCTACGATAATAATTAAGCATTGTTTTCTTTTCTACTACTATTGTCTTACTTTTATTTTGTGTTATTCTTATTTCTTCACATTTTAAAGGTATATTATAGTTTCCATCTAAATTATCAAGGAGTGCTTCAAACTCTACTTCCGCCTCATTTAAGATATCTAATAAACCAGCTTCGTATGTATGATCACTAGTATATAAATCACTTAGAACTTGCTCTACTGTTAGTTTAGGTTTTCTTACAAACAAGCTACTTCCCTCCAGATCTAAGTCTAGACTTTATAAATATTTTAGCTTCTATTCCAATATTAGACTCTGCATATACTTCGCTTAGCTCTTCGTCTGTTTTCGCTTCTAAATCTTTATAAAAACCCGATATACCTAGAGAAACATTAAATATTTTTTCTGTTATTATGCTAATACTTTCACCATAACACGGGAAATCAATAGGAGTGATTTTTATCTTTTCATTATACCTTTTCATCTCATACACACTTTCTGAAGGTAACTGTTGAATAATGATAGGCGAATGGGTTGCTATAAAAGCAATTGCATTACGCCTATCAAATATATAGTTCAATAAATTAATATATCCCATTATATAAGGTGGATGTAGATACAACTCTGGTTCATCTATAACTACAAACATATCTTCCTCCACAGTAGCAATTAAACTAAAGACCATATACAACATATTGGTTTGCCCTGAACTTAATTTTGAAAAATCAGTTTTCATCTCTTTTTGAAATTCAGAAATTGAAGCTTCGCTTTCTAATTCCTGTCCATTGAAATTATAAGATAATACTTTATTATTTATAAACTCTTTTAAGTATGGATCGAAACAACTTATTTGTTCTTCTAAAATTGTATTCAATTCTGTTTCCATTAAATGATTTGACTTAATAATTTTAATATAGCCATAAAGTTCTTTTAATAATTTTTCACTACTTTTAAAAGTTGTATCCCTTTCACTATCATAGTCTATTATGCCGATATATTTACCGTTCTTCAAATTAGAGATTGTATGCTTATGGTTATCAAAAGTGCTCATTGTTAATAGTAGTATTTTATTTATTGAACCATAATCTTTTTCGGTGAAATTGTATTCAAGTTCATTAAAATCTGCTTCACTTACTTTCGTGATAACTTTTTGAAGTAGCCTGGTTTTACCAACACCATTATTTCCAATTACTGCAAATACATTGTTAGAAATATGTTCGCTTTCTCCAGTATTAAAATTAAGTCCACCTTCAAATTCATCAAAAGAAAACTTCAAACAATATTCCTTTCTTTCCTTACCAGTAGATACTATACGAGGATAACTATTTTTCATTACATAGCTTGATTTATTTCTACTGAATGAACTTATAAAAAAACTGCTTCTTGAATATTCATCAACTGTTTGGGACAATACAATATCGTGTAATTGCTCTCGTATTGCATCTTTTAAATCCGGGAAATTTTTACTATGCTTGTATATATTAGAATAATATTCACTCGTATGCCCCACACTAACATAGCTTTGGGGCAGACTAGTAAAACTTCTTAATAATAATTCATTGTTATAATGAACTTCATTTTCCTTCAATTCTGTTGTTGTAGAATCAATAATTAAAACTCTTCCTAGCTCTATTCTTGTACGGTCTTTTATAAAAAAAAGATCATAGTGTATATAGTACCCGTAATCATTCCAAGATATATGTCTAGTTTCAAAAGATATCATTATTTATTCTCCTTAGCTTACTTCTTATTTTTATAACACTCTAAATTATACATTAAAAAAAGAAATATACCTTACCCTTTTTCAAGAAATAAACAATACATAATACAATCTCGCTTAATTCTATATTATAACTTGATCAACTGCACAAACATACATGCCTTACTTTAAAATCCATGTCTGCCATATAAGTTAGAGCCTTACCAGCTAAATCATTGCTGTGCCAACGTGTCATTATAATGATTATTTTACCGCCACTTTCTAATCGTGACAGCATTGTATTTGTAAACCATTCCCAATGCCCTTCCAGTACTCTTGCATTGTTAGCTTCTAATGATGACTTAATTAAATCATCCACAATCAATATGTTAGCCCCAAACCCTGTAGCTGTAGTACTTGTTGCCAAGTAATTCATATAACTTCCATCCAATGACCACAAATTCATCGCTGCATCGCCGTCTTTAATTGATACGTCCGGAAATATATCACTAAAGACTAATTTATCATCAGCAGCTTTAAGTTCTTGAATCGTATTTCGCACACTTTTTGAAAACACAGTTGATAACGTCTCATTATATGATCCTGTCATGATTTTTTGTGATTTATCATTCCCTAACACCCACTCAACAAACTTATCAGCAGTCCTTGAGTTACCATGATAAGGCGGTTCATTAACTATCAAAACATCTTCATCAGAATGTAAAAATTGTTGTAAGTCATCGCATAGCTCTTTTAAATACGTCCGTTCTTCCATGTAGAATTCCGGGGCAGTTAAGCAACAGTAATAAAATAAATCACGTCTAGCTAATTCTTTCTGTGCCGCTTGCACTATATTTGCATCAATCATTTGTTTCACCTTTTTTTATTAACGCTCTTAACTCGTCAGTTGATAGTTCTTTATAAAGGAGTGTTGATGTCCATGCCTCCACTATGATTAACCTCTTTCCTATCACTCCACTTCTGTGACTGACGGTTATTCAACCAAAAAATATTAGCGATTGTATCGGTCGGCATCTGTTTTTTCATTCTTTTAACTTCAATCATCTTACTTGTTGGTGCATTTACTAAAACATCTTCCGGATCTAGTTTTTCGCCTTCACCTAATCCATCATTAGCTTTCAATAACCTAGCGCATTCTTGTTTGAATTCTTTTTCAGTTAATTCCATTCGTTTGTAAACGACCTCTTCATACTCATAACCACTAGCTCTTTTAAATAAAGCGTCCTCAACCTCGTAATCCGCAATTTCCTTTCCCTTTTTTAAGGACTCCGAAAACTCCGAATAACGCTTCTTATAAACATAGAAAGTGGATAAAGCCACACCCAAACGCTTAGCAATCTCATCATCAATACAACCATCACGCGCCCACTTGCTAATCTCATATAAACGCCCACATACATGACTTTCATATTTGCTTCTCGCCATGGCATCAACCCCCTTTCGTTTTTATGCATGAAAAAAGACACCGGTGTGGGTGTCTTAAAATCAAGTAAAACCAATTCTATTTATTTCTTTTTATTGAAGCGAGTCAATAATACCACTTGAAAGTGAAAGAAAAAAGCTCGTATTAGCTTTAATCGTGGTAAATAATGCTACTATCTATAGAATTATCGATAGTCATATTAAATTCAAGCTTACTGTTAGAGATATCGGATTTTAATTTATCTGATATTTCTATTTGAGAAGTCGAAATCCCCTGAGGTATTAAAGATATTTCCTCGTCGTACCAATTGTTATAATAACCATTATCTTCTAGCTTATTCAAAAAATTCACTATCTTTAAGACCCTAATATAGCATTCATGATTTTCTTCAAAACTTACACTGATATCTGATGTATGCACAATTTTATTTCTGATACGTATTAAACCGTCTAATTTTTTTCGTAACTCCTTTGGGAATTCCTTTGAAAAATATTTCAGGAACATATTTCCCAATAATTTCACAACGGGAGGCGAAGATACCTCCTCTAATAATATTCCTAAATCAGGTAATTTATTTATATAAAATTCTTTTACGCTTAATTCACAAGCAGTAATAATTGCAACAAATTTATCATTATTATTATTAATTTTTTTTGCGTTTTTTAATTGTATTAGAGGATAAGGAATTTTTTTATAACCTAATATCATCTCAATAAAATTTTGAGCCGAAGATTGTATACTAATATTAGAAAAATTTACGTTTACTATATTTGATATAATTGCAGTTTTCATTTTTTTCCATTGTTCAGAATCTTTTTCTTTTGTATAATATTCAGTTTGATGGTCTTTCATTTCAATATCCATGATAACTATTAAATACTGCAACAAATTTTTTTCCAATTGTAAAAGGTACGTCATGTCTGTGAACTTTTCTTCTGTTTCTATATAAACGAAGATACCGTTCTCTTCTAACACAATTTTTTTTAAGTATCTTTCCCCTTCAACATTAATTTGATTTTTTGAGTTGAATGGTAATTTTTTTTCATTTAGTTTTATAGAAATTTTATAAAACATAGTTAACCTCCTTAATAATAATAATGAAAACATAGCGCTTTATAAATCGAGATAACCAAGGTGAATATAGAAATATAGCAGTATTTTCACAATACTACTTTAACACATAATGTCAGTATCAAAGTGCCACCTTTGTGTCTACATCAAAATGTAAGTTTATATAGTTCTTTTAGCTGCCTTCAATATCTTTGTTTCCACATATAATAATTGGAATAGTATAGATTTCATTATCATTATCCCTGTAACATAATTCTAATAGAACATCTTTTTCACTTTTCGAATTACCTGCAATTAATTTTAAATATTCTTCTGAAATCAATTCCTCTTTACTACTTTCTCCCATATTTAAAAGTTCAAAATTTGGAAAATCCCCTAAAAAATAATCAGATTCCGGTATCTCTGGTTTTTCTAATTTCATTATTTTCAAAAAATTTTCATACCATATTTTATTTTTCTTATTTTCTAAAAACAATAAAATTTTCCTGACCATTTTTCTAGAATCATTTGTTCTAACTCCTGCAAAATATACATGAATTGTTCTTTGAGAATAATTGAAAATTCTAACTCTGTACAAAACAGTCATATCATAGGACTTAATTCCATTCTCATCAGATGTTTCTTTTAAAGCTCTGATAATATGGATTTTTAAAATCTTTTTACTTTTCTTACTTGCTAAATACAGTGAAACACCGACTGCTGAAATTGTACCTATAGCACCAAACCAATCTGCCAGACTTCCTATCTCCACAAAATCACCTTCAATTTCTTTTTTCATGTATCATAATTAATTTTTCTATAACTGTTGACAAAATGACACTATATATAGAAGTGAAATAATATATAATAAAGTAACTATATTAATTATACTAGAAAGTGGGTTACTTATGATAAAATTCAAAAAAAAATCCTGTTTTGAAAAAAAAGAATCCGAGCAAGACGAATTGGTTTTACCTTTAGAAGAAATATCTAAAATTTACTTTGATAGTTTTTTTAAATTTACTCGCGATGCATTTAAAACAAAATTTCCATTTATACTTACAATCATTTGTTTATCAGTATATATCCTTTCAATTGTTTATACCGTAATAGTTATACAATTTTATTATAATTTAACATGGATTGCTTCTCTATCCTTCTTTATATCATCTGTTTTCGGCTTAATTTTTCTACACTATAAAACAAACTTTAAAGAATACAATAAAAAAGAACATGTAATTAAAATACGTGATTTCTTAAAAAAAAATTCCCTATACACACCACAAGATATAGAAAATTTAATTGTTCATTTTCAGAATAACATTAGAAAAGATCTTACAAAAACAGATGCCTCCGCTTATCTTGCTTTAGCAGTTTCATGTATAGTGGCATTAAATAATTACGTTCCAACTCCAATTATTATCAATTCATTAGGCATAATTGGATTGGTCACACTAACTTTTTCAATCACTCAAAGTTTGATCCGTAAACCTAAACATCATAAACATGCGTACTTATTGGACACTTTAGAAAATATTTTATTTACTTTAAACTCAGATGAAAATGAAAAGAATATTTAATTATACTAAAGTCATAAATATCCCAACTTCTCCCCTACCAACGCCAGCATCTCATCTTTCTTCCGATAAAGCGTTAGTCTGCTGAGGTGCATTTGTTGTGCGATACCTTCCATCGTCAACGTTTGGGGCTGCGTCCAAAAAACATATTTGACAAGTGTTTGCTGTTCTTTGGTGAGCATCTGAAATACTTCCTCAATTGCTTGCACAATACTTTCAAGCCGTTGAATCCGCCTGTTTTCTAATAAGGCAATCGTACGACGTTCGGGTTCTTGAATGCAGGAAGAGCCGCTTCCTATCCAAGCATTGTCATCTGCTGATTGATAAACAGCCCCTTGCATAATATCCCGTCGTAATCTTTGCAACTCTCGTTTGGAAGCATGGAAATAACGAATTTCCTCCTCCAAATAACGACGTTTAGCTTTGGATAATGTAGATTTTCTTAACATTGAGAGACCACCTCCTTAAGATGATAAATCAGCCAAAACCAACTCACGAAAATTTTCAAAATCACAAATTTCACATTCAATTCTCGGTCGGATTGAATATCGCTTTCTGCTATAAATATCGGTAATTAATTTATCGTCAGTATAAGCCAAACCACTGAGGGCATCGAGTAACGCCTTCAAATAATTGTCAGTGTCTGGTCGAGTCACAGGTGTAATTAAACCTATCTCAGCTTCCTCTGTTTGCTTTTTTGAATAGCTACTAGGTGTTTGCCTATAAAAGGTCACAAAAACGCTTACACGATGATTAACAGCCTTTTGACTATTTCGTTGTTGAACGATTGTTGCCAAACGAATATCACGCCGAAACTGACGGGATTTATGCGTTGTATAAACAATTACTTTATTCCCTCGCTTTGAAAAACGCGGTCTCGCTTGTGCTACTGGCGGTATTTCATAAATAAGTTTCATAGCCCCATCCGCCTTATTTGCAACGACATCGTCCGATTATTCAACAAGACATATTGTTCTGTTGCAGCTCGTTTTTGATAAAAGCGATACAATGCTCGTCTTTGCGCATGCTTCTCTGTAAATCCCCACACTGTTATTTGGTCTCGCTGTGTCATAACACCGTTCCACCACGTTATTTGTGCTAGATATCGCATTTATTTTGCTCCTCTCAGTGTCTTTTGGTTAATTTCCGCTTTTAAATCCTCACGCAATTTTGAAATTCGTTCTAAAATCACAGGATCTGTGACAATTTCTGGTTTATCCTTATGAATTCGGGGAATTATTATCCCTTTTGCTTGTTCATCAACTAATGCTTGTTCAACTAAATATTTTTCTAACCAATCGGGAACAATATCTGCTTTTGAAAATGTTTTATTTCCCGTTGTTTGCTGTGCTTTTTCGGACAACAGCACATCAGCCAATGTCCTAAAACCACGTGTTTGCCACTTTTTTAAAATGCCATTTACATAAGCAAAATTCATTTTTTGTGTTCCACCAGCAATCGCATATTCCATTGCATGAACTAAAACATCTGCTTGATTATCAAAATCACTAAGCCAACCTGTTAGTTTTTGAACAGTATTTGGCACCAGTTTACTAAAAGCATTCGTTTCCCAAAAATTAATAATGAGCGACAGCTGATGTTACACCACCACATAAAAATCGCCCTTTTCAGAGTAGAATAACGGCTTTTAATCGATCTAAATACCTAACATTCTACCTATTTTTACGTAATAAGAATACACATAATTTATTCTCTATATACCTAATGCATTTATTAAAAATCTTTAGCATTATAGGATTTATCAAAAATATTTATTGAAAAAAATATAATAAGATAGGAAAAATTATGTCTCTTCTTTCAATATTGTTCTTAATTAATTTCAAAACTGCTGAGAAACTCTTTGCAAAAAGTATAGTTAATGGGACATCTTTTATTGAACAAGTGCCACTTATAATTTAAAAAGATTTAAAATTTTCATTATTGATAAAGAGCTTAGCCACTTAAATAAAAGTGATTAAGTTCTTCTATTTTGCATTTTAAAACTAACCACTTTCTTCTCGTACTTCCTATAGAAAGTAATAGGAAGTTACTTTATATGACTAACAGCGAAAGTTAATTTTCCGACTTCTCTACCTCTTAATTTGAAACCCCTTTTTTCGCACGTTTCTCCAATGTAAATACTTTTTCTTATGTATTTAATTTCAAAAAAAATTAATTACTGCTAGTAATTTTCATACTATCGCTTTAATGAATTTGTTGTTTTATCTATTTTAATTGCACTTTATATTAAATAATGTTAAATTTATATTAGATATATTAAAGAAAGGTGTGGATATATGGATTGGTTTATTGATTTAGAAGTTGATGAACAAGAATTTATCAAGCGTTTTCTATTATCTTCAGGCTCATTAAAACAATTAGCTAAAGAGTATGGTGTAAGTTACCCCACTGTGAGACATCGTCTGGACAAAGTTATAGACAAAGTAAACATATCCAATAAAGATTCAAATTCATTTGAAATGAGTATAATGACAATGGTAATTGATGAAAAAATAACGCTCGAAACTGGCAAATTAATAATTGAAAAACATAAGGAGAGTGTCAATGGATACTATAATTAGATTAGTACTAATCGCTGCTATCATAGCATTTCAAACTTTTTCAGGTAGAATTGGAAATAAATACTTAGGATCAATTTTACCCATAATTTTTATAGGATTTATTATTTATAGCTTTGTAATTGTACAATTAAGCTTCTCCTTCAAAGATTTATTTATGAGCTTCTTAGGTCTAACTGTATTAGCTTCTATGTATGCGGGTGGAGTAGAAGCTAAAAAGAAAAAATTAAAGAAAGAATTAGATAAAATGAAAGCAAAAGATATTAGTGCGAGATAAAATAGCACAAAATTTGATTTTATCTACGATAACTCAACACTAACAAAATAAACAAGCTACTATTTAGATAGAAGTATTAATCTAGATAATAGCTTGTTTAACTTTTCATCATTATAAATGACAAGCTTTTTTCAGTCGCAACTAAAACATTTAAACTTATATATTTATGTCTATACAGTCTCCCTCGCGTACATGATTCGCCACACTATAATCATGGTGAGCAACCCTTTCACAAAACCACTCATATCTTGTTTCGTTTTTGATTAGTCACTTCTATTCAAACTTCATTTAATAACTTTTCAATGCAGCGATTCCTAATTTAGGATATGAAAAAAGGCATCCTTTTGGATGCCCGATTTCATTTTATTTTACATAAGTTATTTGAGCTAGATACTCTCGAGTTCCATAGTTAGTAAATGTTGCACTAGTGTTTACTCCTTTTACCTCATGGTCAAGCTGTAATTCATGCAAACGCTCTTTCACTTTGTTTTCCAACTCATCGACACTAATCGCCTCTACATAGCAAACTGTTATTGCAATGACAACCACCTCCTTATGAATATATTCATTTTACAATGGTAATTATTTATTATTTCCACAGCATAAAGAGATTAACTCCCATATCTAATATAGGATAACGACGATAATTGTGACAATAATTCTTGGGTTTCACGAGGTAAAACAATTTCATTTTTAGTTAAGCATCCACTTACACTTAATTGTAGTCTACTGAGAATAAGTGTTGGTGATTGTGTTGGTTTTTCTAACTCTCTGTATCCTTCTTCAAAAATAGAGACTAATGGGCGGTGATTTTCAACTGTCAAAGCGTTAATTATTTTTGAAATAATCACTAATGCTTCTGAAGCTCTCTCTTGACCTGATCCATACCACTTTACCATAATTACACCTCTTTTCATTATATGCATCTATTCGAATCTATAACTTAATGTTACCACAATTGGCATTTTAAATCTTATAAGCCAATAAAAATGTTCCAGCAATAGTCCTAAATGCACTGTTTTAATACAACAAATAAAATACTGCTACAAACTTCCTCAGTGAAAAAAGAGTTTTTTCGATCCTTATTAAACTTTACGATATTTTTTTAACAGCATATCAGGAATATGACAATAATCGTTGGGAAATTTATCTAATCGATCCTGATGTTCCTCAGCACTACGGAGATAATTTGTCAGTAAACAGACTTCGACTGCAATTTGATCTGCATCATCGCGTATGTCAATAAAATGTTGCGCTGCTTCCAAATGCTTTTTATTCTTACTATAAACGCCTGTTCGGTACTTTTCGCCAATATCTTCACCTTGCTTATTGATACTGTATGGGTCAATAATTTCGAATAGATACGTCATTAAACTTTCCACTGTTAATGTTTGAGAATCAAACGTTATTTTTACACACTCCGAATAACCATCATACTGATTTTCTAAGCTATCACTATTACCGTTTGCTCTGCCCGCTTCTGTTTTATGCACCCCAGGTATCGTTTTGATAAAAGCTTGTACACCCCAGAGACATCCACCCGCTAAATATATTTCTTCCATCTTAAACATCCTATCTTTTATGGGATTGAGTTAATTCAACTAACTCTCACTAGCAATACTATACGATGAATTATACTGGAATACACAAAAAAAAGCCCGTATCAATTAAGATACGAGCTTTCTACTTACTTAACTAAATACATGCTATTGTTTGGAATATAGCCTACTGTGTCATCTAAAACACATTTAAGCCATCCATTTTGTGATGTTCCTACCACGCGGACCTTGTCTCCCTTTTTACGTTTAGCAACAATTCTACTATCCCATTTCGACTGTCCTCTGAAGCCAATTTCGGTAACTACTGTATACACAACTGCTGGGTCTTGATCATACCAATAAAGTGTTAAACTCTCCTTATACCAATATTTCTTTTCTCGGAAAATGACTTGCACAAAATCATTTGATTGTACTCCGTAATTAATCTGTGCAGCATATCCCAAGGGTACCGTTGCTCCTACACTAGAATCCCAATCTGCTTTTGTTCGTAAATTTAAATCTTCGCGTGCATAGCGCCATAAAATGGCATTGTAAGCTTTTAAAAATAACGCTCTTTCTTCCTTACGGCGACGTACTAGCCCTGGTAATGGTTGTCCGCCTGCATTCACAAATAGTAAAAATTCATCTGCAGCATTTCCAAACTGTTTTTTATTGACATATTGTAGTAAAGTGCTGCTATACAGTGTCCCTTCGCCTAAGTTATACGTAAAAGAAACCAACGCATCAAATTGATTTTGGTTAATACTCACTTTAACTGCTGAGTTCACTGCTTTCTCGAATCTCCTAACATCACTGCGTAAATAAGCGTCAGCTTGAGCTCGGGTAATGACCTGTCCAGCCCATACATCAGGGCCATAATGTCCATAACCAATTGTCCAATATTGCTCACTCGCAACTGGTTTATAAGCAGTTAAGCGTAATCCTTCATATTCTTTAATTAAATCTAAACCAACTTTACTAATATTCATTTTATATTCCTCATTTCATTCTAATTTTGTAGTTTTGTTTAATGATGAATTCATATCAATTAAGATAGAACTATTATCTATTGTTCTATAGATATACGTTTATTTTTCTTACATCCTTTTCGAAAATGTTAAATTGATCTAGTTGATACATCAAACTAGATTTAAAACTCCTCGCTTACTTCATTTAAATTCACCGTAAGCTTTACCTGTTTTAACATCACGAGAACACGCATAGCCTCGCTGACCGTTGTTTCGGATATAGGATACCCAAACATAACCATCTGATTTAACATAGCTGTCATAAATAACTGACTCGCCTTTACCTAGCGTGGCTTCTTGCTTAGCTTTGAGAGTGGGCGCATGTTTGATTGCTACTCTTGTATTAGGATAAAATACACCTTTTTCCGCCACACGCTTAAATTCCTGTGGTTTGAGAGCAGCAGGTGGTTTAATGGTATCCGTATTACCCTGTTTTTTAATTTGAGCGATAAAAAAATCTTTCAGTTTATCAATTACCGCTTGAGGTTGTTTTTGATTACTATCATAACCACAATGCTCAATTAATGATCGTTTAGGACATTCTGTTGCAGTGAATTCGCAATGTAAACGTACAGTATTACGGCTGATTGGTAAGTTATAGTATTTTAAATCATCATAAGCTTGTTTAAATGCATTTTTTTCAGCTTTTAAAAAAACTTGCTTTGTTGTTTGACGATTTCCTTTTACTTCTATACCGATATAGTAAGCATTACCTTCTGCGTTAGCCGTATGCCATGCTTTATTGAATGTATCTTCCACGCGTACAATTGTCTCTTCATCCACATAATAGTGTGCAAAACCTTCCTCAAGTTGTTTATTATTCATTTTCCCTAACCGCTCAATATGTGAGTTTGCACTCTTGTTGTCCCATGTATTATGCAAAACAACACCTTTAACATTGCCAATACGTTTGCCTGCGACTCCGCGACAGACCGCATTATTAATAACTTTCATTACTTACTCACCTCCCCTCAGTTCATCATACCGTTGTGCTTGTTCACTGTCTCCGGCACCTATCGTGGTAGGATCTACAACAACACCTAACAAAACAAGGATGCTAAAAACAGCTCCTACTATATCCAATAATCGTTCTTCAATTTGTGTAAAATCAAACACTATTCCAAATAAAACCAACAATTTTGAGCATAAAAAAAGAATCGCCGGTATAAAGGCCATCCAAAATATTTTTGATTTAATACGAACTTTCCAATTGATACCTAAATAACTTTTCACTACTATCACTTCCTATAATTTTGTTAAAAAGTAGCCGATTAAAGTAATACCTAGCGTGATAATAAATCCCCACGACCATTTATTACTAATATCCATACGATCCTGACGCTTTTCAAGTTCTTTTGCTAAGTGAAAAGCTGTACCAGCAATCTTTGTGGTCTCGTCTAATCCTTTTGTATTCTCCTCAATTTTAGCAAGTTTCACTAAAATTTCAGTTTCGATATCTTTTTCCATTAATCAGTACCTTTCTCGCCTACTTCAAATGTAACTGACGTTATTTGTTTAAACTGTTCTTTCGTAAGCATATGGGCCACTACTAACAAATGAAGTTGATCCAATGTGTATCGTCTCGAGACATAAGCATTATTAATAATCCTATACATTGTTGAACTCACCATTCTTACACTCCCCCTTCATTTTCTAATTTCTCAATTCTATTAATTAACTTAGCGGTTTGGATAAGCAATTCCTCGTTAACGATAATAATATCCTTGATGCTAACTATATTATCAAATACCTCTTCCTCGGGTTCTTTATAATTAGCATTTACCAAAACTGTATTATTCTTAAACACATAATAAAGCGGTTTGAAATTTTCCACGAATTTTTCCGGAAAATTATTTTGGTTAACTTCAATCCCACCTTCAATACTCCCCACATTTGCATATGCTAAAAGTTCATTTTGTTCATTTAATTTTATATGCATTAGTTTACCTCCTCTACTTTAAGAATAGTGAACGATTTACGATTAATTGAACCTGATGCATTTAGATCGTAGACTGAATCAATAACAATTTTAAAATTATTTAATGCCGAGAAATCTAGCTGAAGTTCATATAATCCTCCACCTTTAGCATCGATGTCAGTCAAATTAAGGTCTTGTACCGTTAATGTTGTTGTCGTGCTTAAATCAACTACTTTAACTTTACCTTTTGCACCTGGGAAATTATATGTGATTCGTATTTTATTGACTCTATTAATAGGTTGACTTAACGTATAAGCAGTTGTTGAGACTCCATTCGCTGCTCCTTGCCATATCGTAGTAGGATTCAAAGTTTTAATCGCTACATCTATATCCTCTTTACCTGCAAGTTCCCACCAATCACGTCCATCACTACCATTCGTATGAACAGTTCTAAAAAATGTTCGGCCATTTCCACTTAATGTTAATTTGAAAAACTTTCTCCCCTTATCAGCTTCAATTACTTCCAACTCTTTCCAACTGGCCTCTGTTTCTATAAATGGCCCATTCTTACATTGCGTCACTTCATAAAATCCTGATTTAAGTGTTAAAAGGTCGGTTCCATTTTCTAATCTGTGTCTAACACCACTTTCAGGTAAGAGCGCATACTTTTGCCAATTGTTTGTTTTCACTTCACTTACTACTGTAACCCATTTACCATAGTTTCCATTTGCACATGTTACCGTATACATTGTACCCAGTTTATCAAATGCTGTTACATCAATATTTTTCCCATAAATAAAAACTGAACCTCGCAACCAAGAAGTTGTTCCTGTTGGATTGTTCTTAGCTCCAGCTGATAAATAAAAAGTAAATAAACCATTTCCCCACTTAAGTGTCTCCTCAAAAAAGTCTTTCGTTGCATTTAGATCATACCTTGGAGTGCCATTGTCTGCTGTTATTTTCGGTACTTGACCATACTCAACAATTTTTTTCAAAACGGATGCCGATGTTTCACTTACTGTTTTAATAGCGGTTGTAGAAGTTTCTTCAACTGTTGTTTTAGCACCAATAACAGCTTTTTCAATCGCTTGTTGAGATTCTGTAGCAGTCGTTTTAATAGTATTTTCAGCATGCGACGTCGTTTTTTCGATATCTAAAGCAGCTTGTGTAACGCTTATTCCAATCTTTTTTTGACCATTTGCAACTGTTTTATTCATTTCACTCACATAATCTGCTCCATTTGCAATCGCTTGTTCAATTTCTGTTGCTTTAGCTTTAATCGCCGATTCCAAATCGTCAAATGTTTTAATATATTCCAACATTGTTTCAGGGCTAAAGTCATTAACTAAACTATCTTTAATAATAAACGAAAATGTACGTGTTACTAATACATTATCTTCACAATATAAATATACCTGTCCTGTAACACGACCAGTATGTTTTAAAAACTCTTTAGGAATCGTATAACTGACGATCCCTTTTCTATCATCATATATCGCTAAATAATCTCTTACTTTACTGCCATTTTCTGCAATCAACATAATATATGCTTGCATTTTATTTAATGATATCTTAATGCCTGCCCCAAACTGTGTTAATGTGAATCGTAAAACAGCAGTATTAATATCCTGATTATAAAATTCAATATTTAAATCGGATAAGGGTTTCAATTGTGAATTTAATTCTAATTGAGCATTTGCTATTTTTTTAATTTTCATTATTTAACCTCCTTTTTATTATTACTAATTGATTGGCACCACTAAATTCATATTTAATAGGGTTACTTTATCTACATTATTAGCTATGATCCCACTAAAATAAATTGTACCATCAGTACGAATCGCAATTTTTCTCACACCTGTTGTTCCTGCCACACTGACAGTAGTTTCCCAAGCATAATTTGGTCTAAACCCCTTTGGCAAAGTAGCATATACACTCTCTTCTGCAGGTGCATCAACTTTACCTCGAATAATTATTTGATTACCATTATTGGCTACCCTCAAATCACCACTTTTTGCTTCACCACTAAGAGGAATATCAACATATGTTTGCGTTTTAGCATCTTGAAATTTCACCCAAACACCTGAACTAGCACCACTTACAATACGCTGATAACTTCTAATATAATCATTTGAGTTACGAGTCAGTTTTTGTACAAAACTACCTGATAAGTCTCCAGAACTCACTTTAAGCCACCAACCTGCTACACCTTTTTCCGGATGATCCATAAACGCTGTTGAACTTGGTGTCGTTATATAATATTCACCTGCAATCCCAACGTTTGTAAGCATATTTTTATATTTTTCTGGAGCTAAATATTCGACGACATTACTTTGCGAATTATGAACAGTCCAAGAACCAAACGAGCCATCTAGATTTAAACTTCTTTCCATTGTGAAGTTTTTTCTAGAATATGAAAATCGTGTAATTATTTGACGTAAATTATAATGTTGTTCACCAGCCATATTTTTAACAAACATCCCCGAGCCACTAAACTGTGGTGAAGGTATGTCCGACAGAGAATCAACAATGGTTGTAGTCAAATAATACTCTCCCGGATTTCGTAAATCAGACAGTTTCTTTAAACCATCTGGAGTTGAATGAGCACGTCCATCTCCACGAGTTATAGCATAATTTTGAGCGCTTATTGCACGAATACTATCAAAATGCTCTTGTGCTCCTCTTTGGTGAATAGCATAAATCATATTGTACCTTTTTTGCATTCCCCCTGACGTTATTCCCATCAACAACGATTCTTTTCCTGTAAAAGGATTTACATAATATGCCAAACCTTCGGGCTCTCGGTAATTATCTGTGAAATTAGATCCCGTTTCATTTGGTAAATCAAAGTCACGTGTCGCGAGTAATTTGCCTGTCTTCATATCATATTTTAAAACTCTTATCGCATTAGTTGACCAACCAGAATACCAATAAAGCGTTGTATTATGAGAAACAGCTCCTTGCATCGGCCTTTCATCATTATTTTCATTTTTTGGTATTTGAGTTTTATACAATACTTTATCAACACCACTTTTAATATCAGATAAATCCCTAAGTTCGCAGAGACCATCACCACGACGAATTAACATATAGCCGTTCACCATATCGACTACTGGTGTGAAATAGATATTGTTTAGAGTCTCAGGTGTATAATCTTTAAGACTTGAATCGTATGTCAAAACTGAATTTTCTTTATATGGTACTCTAATAAGTTTTTGAATTCCTGTATTGGTTCTTATAATCGTCCAAATGTAGACGCGATCACTTTCTCTTTCAATCCCAAAGTTAGTACCATGTCCACCATTTTGGACTTCCATTTTTGATAAAAGCTTGCTTCCATTAGGTGAAATATGTGAAATAACAAAACCTTCAGGTGTTTGACTATTAGATTGCGAAGCATAATATTGAGAAGTAGCGCTATCAATATTAAATGCTTGTAAAACTGCATTACGAAATGTTGCTAAATTACCAACAAACATTGGTTCGAATTTTTCTATGTCTAAACTATGCTCAGCATCATCTAGTGGTTTCAAAACTGCATCCGTGAAATTAACACGCGCCTGTAATGTTTTATGCTCAATACCAAAAGGTTCTGATTTCCTAGATGCAAGCAGTTCATTCAGGATTACACCGCCGGGATCAATGCTTGCTAAAATTTCTTTGACTGATTCGAACCAGTCATCAAAATCACCCATTGCATGTTCAATCCAATCCTTTAATGAATCGATTAAATCACTGGCTGTCCAAACATAATCACACCCTTGGTGCATGGGGGAAGATAATGCTGACCAAATGATGTTGTAGTTAAAATCTTTTGTACTATACACTGCTTCTTTATTTGATTTAAAACTAAAATAAGCATTACAACGTCCAACAGATAACATCGCCTCTTTACGCAATTGATATTCCACAATACCATTTGTCGCGTCGACAATTCGCGCAGCATCAACCACAATATGATGCTGTGCATCAACCATATTAAATTCTGCGGATACGCCACTTAAATTTTTCACTTTCCCATCTTCAAAGATCGTTGCACGGAAAATTTGTGATTCATCATCATCTTGTCTCACTCTAATTAATTCCACTTGATTCGCAACAGCTGTTGTACTTAACTTAAATTGATATACTGTCATTTTATTTCCTCCTTATGGTCTCTTTAATCCTAAATAGGGTGCAGGATCTTGGTATGGTCCCCACAAATCTGCTCCCACAGAGAAGTGCAAATGTGGGCCTTTTGATTGTCCTGTTGAACCCATTGTTCCAATTTGTTGCCCTTTTGTTACTTTTTTACCGATATTAACCATTCTTGTCGTTAAATGCCCATAACCGGTGCAATTATCATCGGCATGCTTAATAACGATGTATTCACCAAAACCTCCACTTGATGCTGTTGATAACGAAGCAATAACCTCTCCACTTTCGGCCGCAAAAATAGGACTTCCACTTTTATCAGCAAAGTCCATTCCTTTATGCGTTTCTATATTTCCCGGATTCAATGGATCATCACGATCGCCAAACCACGAAGTGATTTGATAACCTGGTGCAACTGGCATGCCGTATTTCCCACCTGGTTTTTTTAAATCCTTAAACTTGTCATACCAAGCCTGAGCATAATCTTCACGCTCAGGATGTGCAGCGGCAGGTCTTTCAAAGTTATAGAGGAACGCCTTTGCAGCTGTTCTAGGTGATGTTGATGCTTTGAATCCACTGACTGTTTTGGGTTCGATAGCTCCAATCCATTGACCCGATTTCATACTCCATTCAATTAAATTGACTTGTGGCACAATTGTTCTGTAATCGTCAGTGATGTTTGCTGATTTCATCAACCTTTGGACGTATTCACGACCATTGTCGGTCGGTTCGCCAACAAGTGGATACGCAGAACCATCCCATTGCACAAGTCCGTATGCAGGCCCTCCGACTTGTTCGGTGTCAGGGTTCATTTGAGGACCCGATTCACCTTGGATATTTCCGAGTATAGCTGCAGATGCCGCTTTACTGTAGCTATGCCCTCTTAACGTACTCCAAATCGCCCAAGCTCGCTTATCAATGTCACTTGTTACCTCAGGTGGATATTGACCATTCCAACCACCATTCCCTCCACCCGTTCCGCCATTGCCATCAATTTTAATTCCATTGACATAAAAATCACCTTCAAGTCTTACTTCACCAAAGAGGTTTAATTGCCGTTTATCTGCAGTTGATGATGCCGGAATTTGAACCACAGCCCTAGATAAGGATTTCACTCCACTATTAAGTGATAAAATTTGACCTTGTTCTTGAATGAACGCAACACCATTAGCTTTACCTTCAGAATATGTTGGCAAAATTGATGCGATTACTTCACCATGTTGATGTTCAATCTCCTCACCTTCAACTTTTCTTTCAAATGTCAGCTGACCACCGTCTAAAACAATTTGAAATTCATCCTCATCAATTGATTTTATGATATTACCTTTAATCAAAATACCGCTTAACACACCTGCACGAATATAATTCGCATTAAATTCACCATCAATTGTCCAAGCTGTTTCGAATTTATCTTTGTCAAAATCGCCATTAATAAAACCGATGCCTTCCGAATTCATCACTAAGAAGTGATCCGATTCTTTTAAGCTCTCTTTATTCATGATAACCATCTGATAAGGTTGTCTTGATTCACCTTTTTTTGCATCCCACGGTGACATTAACAACACTGATCCACCTTTAGCTCCACGAATAATATCACTTTGCCACTTACTTACTTCAGTTGAATCATAAAAATTCATTTTGACACTCTGCAATTCAGATACGCCATTTTGTACGTTGGCAAGCTGTGTTGTAGCCGAAGACCCCTGTAAATTATCACCTAAACTTGTGTCTACTTTGTTTGTTAAACGATCATACTTAACTGAAAAGACACGTGTTTGATAATGATAGCCCTTGTCATAATCGTGAATACTCACTCTATCTCCAATCGAGCTGGCGCCAATCACTTCGCTTGAAAATTGTACCAACGGTCGAGAATTATCTAATAACATTTGATAAGTGGCTGTTAATAGTTCCTTGTCATCCTCAATATCGTCAAAAACAACCACTTGTTCTCGCCTGCGCATTTCGCCATTTTTCATTGGGATACCATGCACTTCAGTTAGCTTTTTCAATTCCAGAAAAGCCTGCCCTTTTGGTTTGACGACAGGTGTTTTCCAGTCAACTTTTTCGAAACCTAGACGTTTACCTTTACCATCACCAACATCTTCACCCTTTCCTCGACCAACAATACTTGTGATGATATTGGAACGATTTTTAGTACGTACAACTTTTAGCGCCGTACTGCCAACTTCGTAACGTTTAGTGCTTTCTTTTCCAATTTTATCGTGTAACTCAATCCATTTTTTTGAAATACCTGTACCGCTAATTTCACATCTGAATAGCAGCTCACAGCCTAACGACTGAATCGTTTTCAGCGCATCTTTAACCGAGATATATTGAAAAGTTGCACTGGCTACCTTGTTTACTATCCCCGTTACATGCCACTCTCCGTCTGTTGCTTTAACGACTTGCTTCGCTATTTCAGTCAATGTCTGTTTCTGAGATTGCTCTTCCTTAACGATATAATTACTCAGCTCATCGAGACCAAAATTAATGCCTTTAAAGTTCATTATCTCCGCATCAATTTCCTCTTCTTGTATTTTATAAAGTGAATAAACTGACTTGCGCTCTCTAACTGCAATGTACTCTGCTTGTTCAAGTTCACTATCATACAAACAACTGACCGTTAAAGTATCTTTCAATAAGTCAGATTTATCGCTTGTTATTTCCTGTTCTTGCAGGCATTGCATTAGTGTGCGATTGTTCTTCATTTTAATTAACTGTTGTTTGTTATCAAAAAAGTAGACACTCATAACTCCACACTCCTATACACAATTGACAGCGTTGCAACATCGCTGGTCACTCGATCGCCAGTTTTGAATTGAAAATTTGAAAAATCGCTATCCAAGTCGAGTAAATTTGTGCGATCGACATTGTTAACAAACACCTTGCCGTTTTTAAAGTCAAAAAGTACCACGTCATTGACTGCTAAAGTTTCACTCGTTATTTTAAGCGTTTGTGAACCATTCACAATTGATAAAGTGGACGTTTTTGTCATTTTAGCAGTCACAGTTATTGGTGTAACTGGGTAATGGAGATGATGATTAATCGCACCGATTGTTATATTTTCAGCACCATATTTATAAGGGTCAGAACAAAAAAGTGTAAACGTACTGATAATATTGTTCGAACTTCCTTCTACTGTATCCGCTGTTTCAAAGCGTCCATAGTAGGTTGTCGTCGGTTCGTCTTCAAATGAAATAGCGACATCTTCCTCACGATACAAACGAAACATTAACTCTTTAAAATCGCGTTGTAATTCTAACGCATTCTTATTCTGAAGTTTATAAGTGACAGTGATGATACGTGCTGGCAATCGTTGATTCGTAATAATTGCACCAATTTGTGCTTCTGTACTTTCCAAAACGATGGCTGTCATTTCGCGACCTTCAACTTTTAATGTTGTATAACCTTCCAATATATCTTCCAACAAAAATCCATCATAACGCATAGCTGATGTTGGTATATACTTCATTTTTCTAAATGGATCTTTTTTTACATCTTTAAATGTGTACATCTAAAAACTCACCTCCTAAATTTGCATATTGATTTGTGTTTCGCCACCTATCGCATCAGAAATATCTGCAACAAATGCTGTGAAATTTTGTTTGCCAATATTAACTACGAACTGGGCGGGTTGTGTTGTTGCAGTATTACTTTGACTCGCATCAGCTGTAAAAGAAGCGCTAATGGAATGGCTCATGCCGTTAACATTACTCATAACGTCGCCAAAACCATTTTGCAAACCTTTATCAAGACCAAACATAATACTTTGACCATTTTCAACGAGTAAACGTTTGTCATATGAAATTGGCCCCTTATGGTCTTTAATCCAATCCCCGATGCCACTAACGAATTTTTTACCCGCTTCCCATGCGGCTTTCAACCCATTAACAAATCCATCAATGATTGCTTTACCAGCATCAACTAAACTAAATTCTTTTATGATGTTAAACACACCAATCATTTTGTCGATAAAACCAGCTACTTTGTCAACGCCACCTTGGAAAAAACCAACAATACTATTCCAACAATCGCCTAAAAAGTTTGCCACCGCATTAAATGCTGCGATAGTCTTCGCTTTAATCGTATCCCAATGTCTAATTATTAAACCAACCACAATACCGATAGGTCCTCCTAATATAGACAAAAGAGTGCCTCCCCATTTTTTGAAAAAGTCAACAATTGCAGTAAAGATAGCGACTACTTTATCTTTTATTGCCGTCCACAAATTCGAAAGAAATTCGCTAATTGTTTCCCAGTTTTCATATACGAGTATTGCAACTGCGGCTAATGCCATAATTGCAAGGACCGCTATTCCCATTGGACTAGATACAAGCTTTAGTCCGTCTTTAAAAAGGTCAATCGATGCTTTCACAGTCGCTATCGTTTCTGCTACTTTAATCAACACGACAACAACTGTCCCAACTGTGAGAAAGGCGGCAACTAAAGCCGTGATAATTGGAATCAACGTTTCACTATGTTCTTGAAAATAACTGAGAAAAACCATGACTGGTTCCATTAATTTCGGGATATACGAGATGATAACGCCAAACCCTTGATCGATCACCGAGATAATTTGACTAATAACGCCATTTATCTGGGTAACAAGTTCATCAAAGGCACCTAAATCAGCAGATTTAAGTGTTTTTGCAATTTCTAAAAAGACATTATTTAACCCATTGTCGATGGCACCCTCGATATCACCCATCGCTGTTTTAGCACCTTCTGAAATTGAACTGAACACGCCAATCTTATCAAATATTCCTGCGAGTGCTGAACCCATTTCTGCTATTTTTTGTGCTGCACCAAATGATACATCAGCTATTTCTTTTGTTTTATCAATGGCTGTTGTAATTCCAGAAACAAAACCATTATTGTCTATATTTAATTCCATGCCTGTTTTATTAGTTCCCATTTTTTTCTCCTTTCCTATTTATTCGCTTTCATCATTAAATCTGAAAAGTCGTTATCCTTTAATGCTTCTTCTTCCTGACCTAACACCATTCTTTCACGTTTCGCATAGTCATAAAATTTTTCAAATGATGTGTAATACGGCCGCATTTCTTTGCCCATTTTTTTCGTAGCTTTAACTTGTTGTGCTAGCCAAGCGGCTTTATGCAGCGCATAGTCTTCGTCTACCATCTTTAATTGAAATGCCGTCATCTTGAGCGTGTATTCATAAAATGTCATACGCTCAATTTTTTTTAGTTCTGTCATGTTCAAATGTCGAAAGCAATTAATAATAATTTGTTCATAGTTTTCGAGTGAATTGAGGATTATTTTGTTTTCATCGCTTTTTTCGTATCTCTGGCTATTAGCTTTCCCGCGTTGTTACTTTCGATCTCGGCCAAGGTTTCCTCAAATACTTTTTCGATTTTATCACACGATTCTAAATAACTTTCAATATCTTCTAATGCTGGTCGTTTCGCCTCTGTTGAAGTGGCACAATGCAATACATCAGCTAGCGCTACAATACTACCTGAATGAATTTCAATTAGTTTTGTTGATAATCCAGTACCAAATTTCATGCCGTTGTTTTCGATAAAAAACTTTTTATCCAATTCACGTACAAACTTAATTCCAAAAATAAACACCTTAACTTCTCCATTAATCTTTAACTCCATTACAATTCCTCCTTTAGTAATAAAAAGAAGCTAGGTTTCCCTAGCTTCTACTTGTATAGTTGATATAATTTTATCGATCTGTTAATTATTATTCCCAGCAGGTTCTTCAACTTTCACAGTGTCTTTAAACACGTATGACACAACATTCGCTTGTTCCTCAGTCAAAGTTGCATAACCTTTTTGTCCGACACCATTAATAGCAAATTCCATTTCTAGTGCTAGACCATCCTCAGAATTGGATGTTTTTGAAAAACTTGAAACATAACCTTGGAAATATGTTGCTTTAAATTTATCACTGTTTTTTTCTGTGCCTTTTTCTGCTTTATCAATCTCCCAAATTTCGATAATTTCAGCTGCATCGAAAGCATCATCTAATTCATCAATGTAGGTATCTCCTTTGGCAATAATCGATGTCGCTGAAAACTCATAAACAATCGGTGCCATATTTTGCAATGGACCGTCCTTGGTCGGAACTGCTTCATTGTCACGGCTTTTAGCATTACTATGTTCCGTTTGGAATGCCATCTTCCAAGCTGCCCCATCCTTTTCATTTTTTAAAATACGGTATAATAGAATAACGTCAATTCCTTTTTTTGCTTCAGTCATTTTTAAAATCTCCCTTTTAATAGTTTTTTTAATCTTTGTTTGCTTCGCTTGCTCTGCAGTGGCAGCGTTGCTGAAATATTTCATTTTTCATTAACATGTTAACAATTTACTGCGCATTTGATACCAACGTGTTTTATTTAACGTCCACAACAATCGGAAACGGACGAGCAAGTCTTAAAGATGTTCCCCAGTAAAATTAAGCTTTTCTGCTGTTTGAAACTCTTAACTACTATCATCTTAACACCTTATTTAACCTAAAAAGTGTCTTCTTAATACCTCGATAATACGGAGAAAATTCGTTGCTTTTCCTTTCTTATTTTATCCCATAAAAAAAGATACTAGCTCTTTTGCTGGTATCTCGTTAATAGAAATTTTGAACGTCTATGTTGTTACTCTTTGTTCAATTCCTAATTCACATGCAAAGTCAGTCACTGCCATATTCAGTTCCATATGGTATGTAGTGTGCTCAATCATTAATTTTTCCATTATCCTAGTTTTATTAGACCCAATAATAAACTTGTCCACGAATATAACTTTACGTCGTTCTCTTCGTTCAGGATCCAAAACACATTCGATTCGTTCCAATCCCTGATTGATTTTTTTTACAAAGTATTCCATCTTTTCAAATTTCTCAATATTATCTAATGCTGCACTTTCTGTTGTACTATGGAAGTCATTACCATATGTTGGAGGCACAATAGAATAACTTGCGGTCACCTTTGGAGCTGCTCTCACACCTGCTTTTATGGCTTCTTGTTTATAGGCGGTTATAAGTAATTCCACATTTTTGACAGTTTTCCTCATATTTAAATCACTTGGTCGTACTTCTTTGTAGTTTTCTAATTCAATCATTAAGTTGTCTTGTGTGCTCATTCATTGTCCTCCTTTTATTAGTAAAGTTAGTTTTTATAACACTTATTTCATTGACAAGTAATCTCTAACAATGCGACATATAAAAACTCAACACTCGTTTCATGATGTTTATAGCGTTGATAGGAATAATGATCTCTATCTGCGCTTGATCGCACTTGTTTTTCCGTCTTTATTTTAATTACTTCATGACCACGAAGACGTGCATCAGCTAGCTTTTTAACAAATTCGATTTTTTTTTTATTTTTAATGTAATAACGATTATTGATCATCGTTTTATTCAT